CTCTGCCTGTGTGCTCATCGTCATATCCTCCGCCAATCAGGCCGCTCTGGGCCACATTGGCTCTCACTCCATCATCAGCTAGCCCGCGATCAGAGTGGGTCGCAGGCCCATTTCTTGCACTTAGAGAGAGGTAGATGTTGAAGTACCTATTCCGCGGAATGCCCCACCAGCGAAACATATATGGGGCTTCATTTCCCCCTATGGCTACATCCCGCGGACGGGATTCAGTTACGCTCTTAAAATAAGCGTTCGCGATCTTGGCGATAGCGCTCATTCGGGGTCTCGATCGTCGATGACATTGTCTAGAAGATCCGGATCGTCTCCAAGAATCTGCAAGATTCCCTCCACCATTTGTTCAACAGTGCATCCGCGGCTTGCCGCCGCCGCGTCGAGAACTTCCTGTGCGTCGTCCGTTAAATTTATGCTCAAGCTGTGCTTGGAAATTGCCATTGAGTTCGAATCCATTTCGTCAATAAAAAGGTCTGGAAAAAACGGGGGGGCAGATACCAAGAGCGCGTGCGAAAGGACCGCTCGCCCAATGCTGCGAGCGCGCGATCTATCTAATCTTTTAAATGATAGAATAGCGGTCCCCAATTTTGGCGTCCTATCTGATTCGTGTACTGCTAGACGAATCAGTCTAGCCCCTGCCTGATGAACACTTTCGTACTGCTGAATTCATTTGTCGTCAATCATTAATTCGCCGCATTTGTTCCGCTTCCAGAATGTTTTTGTTCACGTATTACGTATCAAAAATATGTGATTGAGCTGAGCGGTATTGTGTGCGTTTTGGCACATCTAGAAACGCTAGGCTTCTATTATATCCATGCCCCCGCGGGCCGAACAAAATCCGCCCAATCAAAGAATTTTGTCACCGCTCCTTCATAGGGCTCGGTGGCTATTGCTCGATGATCCCAAATGAACCAGGCATAGCAACAGTTGCTCGGAGCTGTCGGTCCCTCGTACCCGTGGCGATGCATCATCGGAAGCCGGCGCGACGATACCCAGACCGTGGAGAGCCTGGTCTCCCTGAAGAACAGCGCGCGCTTCGGTGTCTCGAGCCAGTTGAGCCGGAGGAGAAGCGCGACGTAGGGGACCTCCGCGATCGCCTTGCGAGCGAAGTCCATGGCGTGTTTGAAAGGTGGGTTGGTGACGATCCCGTCGGCCATGAAAACCGGCGGCGCGGTGAGAAAATTCGATATCTCTGTGAAGGGCAGGCCGTAGTCGATGATGTCGGAGGTTGTGACAATGTGTCCTGCATCGCGCAGCGGGCGCGCTATGGCCCCATCGCCGCACGCGGGCTCATGGATGATGGCGGGAAGGGCTTCAATACCCAGGAGGGACGCCCCGGCCTCGGGCGGAGAAAAGTATGCATCTTCCCCGCGCTCCTTGAGGGTGTGGCTGCTGTTGATCCGTAATCTACGCGCAGCCGGCACGGGCTCCGCGAATTGTAAGGGATCAACAGCAATCAAGAGTTCACCACATTCTGAACAAGATCGGTTAGGCGCCCAAGGTCGGAGGCCCAAAACCCGTCGCGAGTAAAAGGAGCACGAGGATCAAATCCCCGAGCATCGTCATTTCATGTTCAGGGCGGCCAAATAGAGTTCGAGGATCGCCTCCATCTCCATCCGCTCCGAGTGGTCCTGCTTGCGGATCTTAATGATTTCGCGGATGACCTTGACGTCGAAGCCTCGTCCTTTGGCCTCGGCGTAGACTTCCTTGAGGTCGTCAGCGATGGCCGCTTTCTCCTCTTCGAGCCGCTCAATTCGTTCGACGAATTGGGTCAGCTCGGCGGCGCCGACGCCGGTCTCGGCGATGTCTTGCGGGTCAGAAGTCGACATGTCATCCAATCTCCGCTTCGAGGTCTTCAATCGCCCCCTTGATATCGGCGATAATATCGTCGACCGAGGTTCCCTCATTTTTGTATTTGAGGATCAGGTCTTCCAGTTCACTTGCGAAGTCCGTTCCCATTTGATGTCCTTTCATTGTTGTTGAAAATCGATCGGCGCCCAACGGAGCGTTCCCAAAAGACCAGGTGAAATTGCCCGCCGCGAGCGTTGACGGCGCGGGCCTCTTACCGATCGAAACTTGCAGGGGTTGCTCCCCTACCAAAAGCACACGGCGCGTCGCGGGATCGAACCGGAACACCCTGACTATCGGCTCTCTGGCCCTACCCGTCTTTGTCGGGTTATAGGGCGCGTGGCTAACCAACGCTCGCGAACGAGACGCCAGAACACGCTTGCCAAGTGGCCGTGTGCTTGTGGTAGGGGACGACCCCGTCCGCCCTAATAAGCTGACACCGTGGGATCGTCCCTTGACCGTCTCTCCGGCCGGTCACCGCGCATGGACCCATCTCGTGCGGTTCGAGGGATGCCGTCCACTGGCATCTCGTTGCCCATTCGGGCGAATGTCGGGGCGCATTACCTCAATGCTACCGCTTCGGCGGTTAGACCGTCGCGGGCCGGAATCGAACCGATATCTCCCCTAGCTGGGCGCGCTACCAGACTGCGCTACCGCGACGACATGCCTGCCGCCGCGGGGTGGATTTGAACCACCGGCCTCCCATGCTCTGATTATGCGTCGGCGAACTCGTTGACTTCCTCGCCAAAACCCTCTTCCTCGGGCTCTTCGAAACCGCCGTCCTCGCTCTCGAAGTTGATGATGCTGTCCTGATCGATTTCGATGTCCTTGAGATCCTCGATCGACGCTTTCTTAGCGCCGCCCTCGAACCACTTGGGGGTGTTCGAATTCAGGATGACGATGTGCTTCAGCCCGAAGCCGACGCCGCCCTTCCAAGTCTTACCCTTGGTGTAATAGAAGGGGTTCATCACCGCGAACGCGCAAACGCCGCTGTAAATCTCGTCGTAGACAAGCTCGGTGACTTGCACCTTTTTGCCACCGACGACCTTCCAAACCATCGGTTTCAGTTGCGTGGATGGATGGATGCCCAGGGCGCCGCGGACATACCCCTTGCGGAGCTTTCCGGTCTCGGCGTCAATGCCCCTGTCCTCTTGCTTGTAGAAAGCGCCGAGCAGCGGTTTGTGGCTGGCCCAAGAGGTGATGTTCTTGCCGTCGTCGTCCGTCTCCGTAACCTGCACGACGCTTTTGGACGCGTAGAGCTTTTTGGCGATTTCGCGGGGAACAGAAAAGTCCGTCTTCGGTTGAAACAGGGCCTGGACGCCGTATTGCAGCTTTACGGTGCCGTCGTCTTTCTTGTTTTCCCGAGGTTTGAACAGATCAACGACATAGTCAAGAAAGAGTGGGCATGTAACGAGGTCGCCGTCTTTGTTGATCTTCATCGGATACGCTTTGTTTGCTTTATCCAACCAAGCCTGCGTTAATTCTCTTGCCATCTATTCATCTCCTTCATCTAGGTCCGCTATTGCGGAAAAATCGATTTCAGCCAATGCGTCATTCACTACTGCTTCGCGAGAGTCGTTCAAATCTGCGATTGTGTAGTTCTGACCCTCGCGTTTCTCCATCAATTCAGCCATGGCCGTTTTGATGTTTCGGAGCCTCTCCGTTTTGTTCTTGCCGAATTTGACGAGAATTTCTTCGGGTAGGCCCATCAAGATATTTTCCGTGTCCCCGATGCCCTTGAGCTTAGAGGATAGAAATGATGATCTATCTATACCATGTTCTGAAATTTCTTCAAGCCCGGCAAGAACTATTTCTTCATCGGATAGGAAGGCGCGCTTCGACTGAGTGCGAACGATTTTTAATTCGCCCAGATCCGCGCCCTGCAGGCCGACGAGCAAGAGCTGCACCCAGCACGCATCGAGCCATTTCTCGATCATCTTTTTCGATTTGACGATGGCGACCAGGCGCGCGACGTCGATCCCGGCCGGGGCCGGCGGCGTGAATGTCGGAAGGTCGTCGAGATCATAGACCTCGGGCAGGCTATCGAGCGCCTCGCGCTGCGCGGCCGGGCAGACCGCTTTGCAGCAAAAGTGGCAGGTGTCGGCGCTCGGCGCGAAAATCTTCCGCCACTTGCCCGACTCCCAGAAATCGTCTTGCATCTTCTGGGGGAGGGTTGGCAGAACGTCGAGCAGCAGAGCCGCGTCCTTGGTCTTCTCGACCGCTTCGTCGAGTTCGAGCGAGAAATCATACAGATCGACGAGATCGACTTCCTCGGGCCGAGCAGTGCCGTCAGGATGGTCAACGCGAGGCTGGCAGATCGTCACTTCTATCCGACGCACTAATAGACCGACGGCAAACAATTCCATTATGGCGCCCAGCCCATAAACCCGGAGCTGCTTGTTGCCGCGGACATCAACAATGGCTTTGCCGTATTTGAAATCCATCACGTAAAGGGTTTGGGTCGACGGCACATAGATCGCAACGTCGTTTGTGCCCCAGACATCCTCTGAGACTTTGAACGGCTTCTCAAGGAAGAGGATGGCGCCGGGATTGGCGGCGAGGATCGTGTCGACCCAATCGTAGGCCTCTTTCACACCGTCGCGCATCTCTTTGTCTTTGAAATTGATCTCGTCGAACGGAACGTTGAGCAAGGCCTTCTCAAGGCACTCGTGCGCCCAGGTCCCCTCCTTCGCCGCGGCGGAGGTAGGCTGAGGGAATTTCTGCAGCATGTAGACGGAGCCGTAACATTTCGTATAGCGCGCGGCGGCGCTCGCGCCCCACGGCGAGTGGTCGCGTTCTTCGTGCCCGCGCTGCGGAACGATCGGCGTGAGCGCGTTCATACGAGAACGATTCCCAGTAGCGGGAACGCCGCCCAAACCTCGTCGAGAGACAGGATTCCCTTGTCGACTAGAAGATCGGCGAGATTACCGACAGCCACCGCGGTCTTTTCAGCAACGTTAGCCGCCTGATCTACCTGCGTAGAATGGCTGGAGTAGCAGAGATCCCTAGTGAGAATTTCCGCGAGATCTGCTTCCCTCACTTTGTCACTATGCTCCTGGCGATATTTAATCCTCATTTCGTCCCCTTTCGCTTCGTTTCGACACAAAAAAAGCCGCAGCAGATCAAACCGCTGCGGCGTATCCGATCCACTGAGACTTAGGCTTCCGCCTTGGTCACAAGGTTTTCGAGGAAGGCGAGAATGGCCGCCCGCTTCTCGGGCTCAGCCCGCTTGGGGTCCAAAGCCTTGCCTTCCGAATTGACACGGCCAACGGACTTTGCGGCTTCCTTCAAACCAGAGAGGGCCTTGGGTCCCAGAGCGGCGCTGAAGCGGGCGATCTCGGCCTCGTAGGCCTCTTGGGTCAGCTTTCCAGGGTCAACAGCCGGGGCCGCGTTCTTAGCCGCAAGGGCCTTCTCGATCTCGGCTATAAGCTTGGCCTGCATCTCCGGGGAGGGCTTCGGCTCTTTCATCGGCGCCGGCGTTCCCGCTGTGGTCAAGTGACCGCACGCGATGGCGATCTTGCGGAAGCCCTCTTGCTGCAGGATAGGCAGCGCTTCGGTGATGACCCGAATATAATTCGAAGAGTCATGTCCGGTCTCGACCAGCGGGTCATCCGCCAACGCATCAGTCGACGCTTCCGGGGGATTGGCCTTCGCCGTCTGTGTGTTCTTGGTAGAGACAGATGCCTTCGGCGTGTCGGCCTTACGCAGGTCTTGTGTTTTGCCGGGGCGCGCAGCGAGGATTGCCGGAGATTCGTGTTCGGCTTCCTCACGTGTCTCAAATTCAAAGGTCAATGAAATCTTCAAGGCGGGCCCCTTTCTGTGGAGTGTCAGTCGCTTGCACACAACGGATAGACGCGATCCATCTATTCGTCAATTAATATTTTAGGAAAACTTGAATACCGCGCTCACGGGCTTAACAATTTTGTTCTTCAATGTTGCTGCTTCATCGCGGGCCACATACCCGATCTGAAATGCTTTTCTTCCGCTCAACAGGTCCCCAAGCACGACGCCATCCGAAGCAAGAGCGGTTCGAAGTTGTTCCCGCCGTGGCATCTCGTCTATTATCTCGCGCGATACGTAAACTTTGATGGCGTTGGGGTCGTGCGCATTGGTCGGCTCGGGAACGAGAATCAGCCGCACTTCTTTGGGGAGGAATTTGAAGATCGTCGCAGCCGGCGGCTTATAACCCATGCCGACAATTGTCAGTTCCATCGCCATTAAGCCGCCCTTTCCATTCCCGCCTCAGTTCCGGTCTCGCTCATCATGCGAAGGCCGAGCGCATCCATGTTTTCATTCTTCCGATCATTGATCTTGTTGACGTCCTCGTCATAGCTTCCGCGCAGCGTGATGTTGCGGGCGAATACCGTCCGCTTTTGGCCCAAGCGCCACACTCGCATGACAACCTGCTCGCCGTCGCCGGGACCCCAGGGGCGTTCGAAGTTGTCGAGGTATCTCGACGAGGTGAGCGTGATAGCCTCGCCGGCAGTCTTGTAGTTACAGACCAACACTCGCATAGAATTGCCTTCCTCGAATTCCCGAATCAATCCATCGGACGCGTTGCGGGTCATGCCACCAACGAGCATGGCCGACGGTATGCCGTTGGCGTTCAGATGATCGTTGATCAAATGAAGCGCGGCCCGGTGGAAACCGAACCCGACGACTTTGTCCTTGTCGCCGTTCTTCATTTCATCGACCAACATGCGAGCGTAGGGCAGGGCTTTGGCCTCTCCGATCAACCTCCGGACCGTGGCAACCTGCGGTGAATCGAGCAGCGCTAGGTTGCCCTCATTGATCGCCTCATAGATCTCGTCACTCAGCCCCTCTTGGCTAGCAAGGAAATTGAGAATCTCTTGCTGATCCCCGTCAATGTACAGATTCGAAAACCAGATCGGCGGCAGATCGAGACCTTCGGTCCGGCGAATCGCTACCTTGTCAAACATGGCGCGAAGCTCGGGCACCATCTCTTTGATTGGTTTGTTGGTCGAGGATCGAAGTCCCTCGCGGGTAATGAAATACCGCTTAGTAAAGTCCGCGCGCTTCGACTTGATGATCCCAGTCCACCGAAGCGGATTGTAAAGGTCGATAGGGTCATTTGGCGCGATCGTCCCCGACAGCCCGACGCCCCAGGCAGCCCAGGCGGAGAGACCGGATTCTCCATCTTTCCCGACGAGCGCAATCTTACGCTTCGACTCTTCCGCTTTCAACCGATGAAATTCATCACCGCAAAAGAAGTCCATGAAGGCCATCAAATTGTCGAAACGAAACGCCCATTTTGCCGCGAATTCGTAGCTGCAAATCAGCACGTCGAAGCGTCCGCGTTCCCATGAAATCAAATCATGTAAATCATCGGCGACAAGATATCGGCGCGGGATATGCGACCACTTTTGAAACTCACGTAGCCAATTATCGCGTGCGATCGCCGGGCACGTGACAACGCCGCGCATTCCGTTGCCCCATTTCTTGTGACGCATGTCGAGCGCCATAATGAAGGTGCGGGATTTTCCGAAGCCCGGTCGGTCAAGCAGCAAAGATCGCCTGCGCGGACCAATGAACTTTGAGCCAGTTTTCTGATGGATGAGGGGAGGGATCATTCAGCCTAAAGCCACGTTCATCTGTTCGTTCTCCTGATAGGTCGTTTCAATGCAAAGTCAGTTTTGTGGCGCCGTAGAGTGCAAGCAGGGCCGCCTCTGCCCGTCCATCTAGGGGTCCCCCGCGCGATCCGCGCCAAAGATCCCGATGATCCGGCAAGAGTTGGTCCGCCCGAAACACCGCTTCCTTCTTGTCGGCAGGGCAGGCCATCGACTTCTTCCACACTTGGGGCCGCGCGTATTCGGTGCGATGTTTGTAGACCGTCAACAGCATGTCGACGTAGCCCCACCCCTTGCCGAACTCAAACATACCACTCTGCGCGCGCGCCTGCCCATCCTTGGGAGCCGTGGGCCGCTGGCCTACAAGCTCCATCACCGTCATGTCTGGCCTTCCGAATTTGTTGAACAGGGATACCAATCCGACCTTGTCGATCTCCGGGCGATCCTTCGCAGCTTTCCCGGTCCCAACCTTCTTCGAATAGGTAGGCATGTCCCAAATATCCGACACGGCTTCCCAATCCGTGTCGTATATGGCGAATCCCCCCTTCTTTCCAGGGTCGATGCCGAGGATTCGCATTAGACGGTGTCGTCTTCCGCAAAGCCTTCCTCGTCCGGATCAGCGAAGCCCTCTTCGTTGTCGGCAAATCCCTCTTCGTCGTCTGCAAAGCCTTCCTCATCGGCCGCTTCCGGCTCCGGCTCCGCGAAGGCCTCTTCGACGGCCTTCTCGACCCGCGCTTCCGTGGAGGAGATCGCGGTGACGACAAGCGCCTCGAAGTTGGGATCTCCGACGCTCCCCACGATGCGGGCCAACTCACCTTGCATGGCGCTCGCGACGCCGAGGATCGCGTCGACCTCTTTTTGCGTACCGTAGAGCTTCGCGTTGGGCCTGTCATTGATGATGTGGTTGACCGCGACCCGTGTAACGTCCAAGGCGTCGGCGAGCGTCTGATCCTTGACGCCGAGGGTCTTCAGAGCCCTCATCGCATTGGCCGCCCAGATGGCCATGGCCGCGTTTTGACCGATAGGCGCACCTCCGCGCGGTTTGCGGCCGCCCTTCTTTTTTTCTTCTGGAATTGACACGCCTGCCGCGACAAGCGCGTCATTACGAACGCCCTTTACAGAGGCCAGCTCCGCCTCGACCTCGGCGTTGATCATGGCCTCTTCATCTATGGGTTCGCCGCCGTTTGCAGCCGTTACTGTGTTCAAAATGGGAGCCCCTTCATCGGGTAGATTGATTGGATCTATTTCGTCATATGATAGAACCTCTATATCAGCACAATTGACGCCCACGCTCAAGAGGAAATGCGGGATAGATGACGCCTTTATGTAAAATTCTTCTATGGCGGCCTTAGCGCACATCCGAGCAACGCGGTCGACCCGATCGCCATTCGTTGGTGCGTCGTTCAGGACGTGTCTGAAAGTAATTTGACCGATAGATAGTTCCATAGAGGGGGAAAAATATTCCTCGACTCGGTCAGCAAGGGATTGAATCCAATTTGCGTGATCAAATTCTTCAACGACGTCTAGGTCGCCGTTGGACTCGACTTGGTCCTGCAAAACGCCGTCGAAGAACTGCCACCAAAACGGCTCCTGCTGCTCGACGAGCCGCGGGATGACCCAATCCACCGCCGCTTTGAACGCGGATGGTTTGAAGTCGGCTGGGACCTTCAGCGTCTTGAAATGAGCTTCCGGCCCCTGCTTATATGCGAGTGGGGCAAGCTGCCGGATGGAGGGAACCGGGGGAACGAGGTCAGTCATCGCCGTGATCCGCGGGATTGCCATCCCCATCGAGATCACTGTCCTCATCGCGCAAATCAGGAATTGAATCCCAATCGTCCGGCCATTTAGGTGGTCTACCTAACAGATGACAGGCTCGGGCATATGGACCATCTTCCCCCTCGCCCGCTCCGACTTCTCTGACGGCATCAGAATCCTCAATAGCATCGCAAAGCTCTATCAGGGCGAGGCGCAATCGCTCTTCCATGAAATTCTCCTCTCTGTAATGAATTAGCTTTTAAATTGCCCATATTTAAGTCGGGACTTTCTCCCAGCCCCACTCGATGTAGTTGAAAACTTCCTCGCGGACGGCAGCCTCGATCTCATCATCCGTCGCGTCGTCCTCCATCTCGATTTCGTCGCTGCGATCGCAGCCCACGACGCCGGTGTCGAGGTTCCATTTAATGATCACGAAGCGCTCCTTTCAGGTTGGTTCGCCTTCACCCAGGCAGGCAGGTCGCGCCATCCCATTTCGATGGCGCCGAGCCTGAGCGCTTTGGCGCGCATCGAAAGGCAAATATCGTAGTGGCGCCAAGCTGCTTTCGGTGGCCGTTGGAACCACTTGCGCGCGACGCCAATCTTCGCGGCCATGGCGTGCAACTCTTCATCGGAGTCGGAAAACATATGGCACATAGTCATCCGGCCGTAAGAGGCCTTCATATTATCTACAAAGACCCCCAATTATTTGATCCTAGTAAATCTGGGATCTCCGTCTCGGTTGATCCCTTTCCACGACTCTACTGCTCGGGTGTACTCGACTCCGGTTTCAGTGTTGACACAATAGACGAAGGTCTTGAGATTTCCTTCGTCTGGGCTGTCCGACCATTTCGGAAGGCCTAGGATCAGATAGTTGAATCCGTTTCGATTGTTCTTCCAAACTTGAAATCGCTCAATCATGCGCTCCTCCGAACTTCCAAGGAATACCCGTCCGCGACAAAATCCTCGATCCACTGATGATCGGGTTCGTCCGGCAACGCTGGCCCCGCGACTGCCCGAGTCTAGATCACTCGACGGCGAGGGAGAACGGAGAAACGATGACATGCGGTTCGATATAAACCGGCTTCAGCTTCTTAACCGCAGGATCGAGACACATCACCCAGGTCCCATCCGCCGACGCGGGCGAGAACAAGCCATTTGGATCGGCCTGCGGGACGGCCACGTTGCCCGTCGAAGGGGTGTTGAAGCCACCGGCGACCTTCATCGGGTTTGTGAACTGAGTGGCGTAGGGTAGGCCGTAGCCGGCGCTGTCACAGATTTTGTGCAGATGGCCGTTCAGGTCGGAAATGTAAGTGACCGTCGCGATCGTCTGATCCCGCAATTCCAAGATCATCTTCATCATGCGTTTTTCTTGGAAGTTCGTGATGGCCGGTAGGCCAACCTCCGACGCCGCCTCGTTTGAAAGCTGTTCCTGTTGACGGTTCATCTTTCGGTCGCTGGATTCTGGCGGCGTATCACAGGCCGCCAACGAGAAGGTGAGAATCGCGGCGCAGATCGCGAGGGTAAGACGAGTCAGCATGCTAGTTGATCTCCAGTTCTGATTTGAAGCTGCGCAAATTGGGGGTGAGCAGTTCGGATGAAAGATCGGCCAGGCGATGCAAAGCGACCGCCCTGATCGCTTCTTTGACGGCCTGGTTGCCCGCCGCGTATTCAAGGGAAAGGTTTTCGAGGTCGCGCACTGTGCCTTCTTGGAAGGCGCGGCTTTGCTCGTAGGTCTCGCGGCGGACCCGTTCAATCCTGGGCGCGAAGTGCTTGAAAATCCCGAAGTCAATCTCGTTGATCCCGATCACCACGCCCACAAACAGCGCCGAGGCGATCGCGACGTTGGCAAATGTCTTAAACATTGATTGTCCTTTCTATTGTTGGCCTAATTCGGCCGTTTCCGTTGGGTCGAAGCGCGTCGCTTATAGGGGGCCAGCGCGTCGAAAGTTTTCATATGGCGGCGGGCGGCCGCCTCGAGCTTCAGCACCTCTGGGTGCTCGTCGATTTGTGGGTCGTGCGGAGCGAGGCGATCAGGATCAATCCCGAGCGCTCGCGACATTGCTTCACCGAGGCGAATGACTCGAGCGTCGCGCGCATAAATTCGCGTCAAATAATTACACCGATTGTTTCGTCGGCCTCGGGCGGGAAGAGGACACGCTCGATCCGGGCGAGCACGTCGCTTTTTACTATCTTGCCGCGCGCTGTGACCGGATTCCAATAGGTCATGCCCGACGCGGCCTCGCTCAAGAGCTTGTGCAACGCCGACACTTTCCGATCGGCGATTCCTTCATTGTGTATGGCCTTGCGCGCGGCAGACGCCAGTTTTTGGCATTCCTTGTGGAGGGCTTCGAAAGCAGCTCGATCCGGTTGTTTTGAGGGCGGCGCGGGCGATTTCGGCTAATGGGTGGATGTCCTGGCTATCTTCATATCCGGTCACTAAATCGTACATATCGCCTACGCGGGTTGTCGTCGTAATCGTGCCCTCTTCGACGATTTTGTTCAGCGCCGCTTTAAGCTCCGCAATCCGCGCATACCTGGCTTCTAAATCCGTCGCGCGGTCATCCTGGAAGCCATCCAGCAGTACGCGTAAGTTCATGACATCGATCAGCGCTTTATCCCGTTCCCTTTCAAGTTCCTTCACCCGCGCATCGTTGTTTAGCGTGGCTGCGGTGAGAGCGACTTGCATGGCGCTAGGAGCACACAGCCAAAGCTCGCGCCCCCAGGCATCGCAAGCCGCCTCTACAGCATCGGGAGCCGCTTGCGCATCGTTGATGATGCGTTCCAGTTCAGCGATGCGGGTGTTGGCCGCGTCCAGTAGCTTCAAAGCTCCGATATGGTCGGGATGGACAGAAATTTGTGTACACTCTTCGGACGCGGCGGAATTATCGCGCGTATCAGATGCGTCGTAATCCTGCGCCGCGAACTCTGCGGGAGGTTCGGGGAGGGGCATCCAATGTGTAGGGTAACGAAGCTCGCAAACACAGAACCCCGCGTCCTCGTGCCAAGCACAAGTGCAGACGATGTCGGATAGTTCAAATTCAGTGCCGGGTGCGAAAACCAGGATTAACGTTCCGTCCGCGGGCGCGCTGTCGATAGTTTTCCACGCGCGCGTCTGTGTGACAGCATCGGGAGCCGCTTGCGCATCGCTGATGATGCGTTCAAGTTCGGCGATGCGGGCGCGGGCTTCGTCTCGAACCTTTTGGAGACCGCTCACAACGAAGGCAGCGTCGCGCAGTTTACCGACAACCGTTGTGATGTCGTCAGGCTTCATGCCGCCGTCGCGAGCGCAGCTCTCACAGAATGAAGCAAAGCCCTGCAAGCCTTCGGCGAAGGTCGGCTCTGATGTAAGTGAAACGTCGCTCATTCTCCCAACTCCATTTTCTCGATGGCTTTAGCGAGTGCGGCGCTGGCAACGGCTCTGTAGTGATTCGGTGCCCAATCGTCCGGCTTGAACCGCTCCCATTTGTCTTTAGGGTAGTCGATGAGGAACAAGTCCTTCGCGAGGCTTTCGATCATCTCGTCCCGGCCGCTCATTGGTCCAGCTCCATTTTGCGGTCTGATCCGAGCAATCGTCGCGCGGCGGCCTCGCCATGCATGCCAGGACTAGCAAGACGGAGTGCATTACCCGCCTCTCTCTCTCTGTGTGCTTGAAGCTCCGCAACGATCGCCTCAAGCGCCTCGATCCGTTCGTGCAAGCGATCGTTTGACTTCTCGCGCTCGGCTCGCTCGGAGCGAAACGCGTCCTCTTGCGCTATGTCGTAGGCGAGCCTCTCGTCATTCGACAGCGCCCGATATTGCTTGTTGCTCAAGCCGTGCATGGCTTGCTCTCCCCACCGACCTGCGCGGCATCGGAAGAACAAGTGCCGTGAAACGCCGCTTCCAAAGCGCGCTGCCACCTATCCGGCTCATAAGTGTGTCGATCTTCGGAGCCGTGCCAAGCCATGACAGCGCGGTCCATCATATCCTTGGTCACTGCGACCTTCTCGACAGGTGCCGCAAACTCTGCGGGAGCCGTCAGGTTGGTCATCAAATCGTACAGAGCCGTGTCTATGCCAAAATCAGCAGCGGCTCGGATGACAGCCCCTTTTCCGTCCAGCCATGAGCGCGTCTGCATCGAAAAGACATTCCGGCGAAGCTCTGAAACTTTCTTTCGTTCGCCCGTGAGGTTTTCATAAACTGTCTTCACGCGATCACGTTGTATGTTCAGCTCTGCCTCAGCCTTCTCCGCGCGCTCGCGCTCGGCTGATACGTGGATACCTGCTGCGGTGAGAGCGGCTTGCATCCTGTTTCGTGCTTTGTCTGCGTTCACCAGTTGGTTTTTGTTGGGCCATGTTCCAGGCCACCACGCCAGCATCGCAGCCTCGACCGCATCGGGAGCCGCGCGGGCGGATGAGATGATATCTCGAAGCTCATTAACTTCACCTTCAGCGCCACCTAACAGACGATTGAGTGTTCGCGCGTGCAAACTTGCCGCATCGCGCTCCGCTTCCACAGCGGCTAGGCTGTCGCGCAGCCCGGCGATCTCCGCCTCGTAAGCGCTATCGCTTTTCATAGTGTTCTCCTCGTCTGAAGGGCGGCGCGGGCGCGGCGGACATCCCCCGCCGCTTGTGCGCGCGTATATGCGGCCGATAGGGCGTCAAAATCATCGAGAAGCATCACGACAGATCGGTCATAATCGTCATGGCCGCCTAGCCGCGTTAACTCGCGTATCCTGTCGCGCATAGCCTTGGTTGTATTAAGCCTATCCCGATCGGCCTCGACCTTCTCCGCACGCTCGCGCTCGGCTGATAGGGTGCGCTGCGTTCGCCAACTCTCCACGCTCCCGCGAATAAACGGGGATTGATCGCACATAGGATCGATGCGGCCCTCTAATATTTCTGCCGCCGCCTCGCGCATTTCGCTACGAGCGAGGGTCGACTGACAATGCACAAGCGCACTGAGTCCCGCTCTAATCTTGTCCCGCTCTTCCGTCACAGTGGATAGGCCGGCCCTCGCCTCCGCGAGATCATCATTCACAAGGCTATGGTTCTCATGCAACCGAGCAAGCTCTTGGGCGGAGTCCTTGCGGCCTTTCTCGACCGCCGCGTCCACAAGTTTGACGACATCCGCATCGGTGCAAATGAGCGAATATCCGTCATCTTGCTCGGCTTTCACAAAATATCTCGAGGTTGGCGCGATGTCGTCGGAGTCGATCGGATCAAACCCATGGTTCAAAGCGGCCTCGACCTTATAGTGGTCCTTTCCAGACATGCCGGCGCTCATCGCGCCGCCACACGCTTTGCGATCGTGCGCTCGCGCCCGCCGGCTTGGCCGAATGACAGCGGGCGAGCGCCGTTGTGAATGCGGGCCTCGCGCTCAAGCCTCGCGATCGTCGGGCGGCCGCCGCTGTGCCGCGCGCGGAACTTCCCGGCCGCCTCCGGCCCGGTCGTCTGATCGCCGGGGCCTCGGTGTTTTGAAGATTTCATGAACATGCTTTTGTTCAGAAGCAAATTTACCATTGAGGTATTGTTGAACATCGATCAGGCCTTCCACGTCACGGTTGCGACACCAAGGAAAGCATAGTTTTTAGGGCGCTGGGCCTCCGATTCGGTCGGCACAAGAGTTCCGACATAATCCCCATGTGGGGAGCGGAAAATCGGCGCGAACATGGTGCGCTCGACTTCGTAGTTCACGAGGTTTCTCGAGTGCTCGAGACCCCCGGCGCTCCCGCCGTCTTGGACAGTATCTACCTCTTGAGATCCGTTCGCGTGGGTGTATTTGATGACGTTCTTATATGGCGATCCCCTTGTCGTAAGAACGTCGATTCGCTCGGCCTTTCTACCGCTTTCAGCGCGATAAGGTTTATTCCAATCGAAGGCCTTGATCAGAGCCGGGGCGCGAGTGTCCGTGACTGTACAGGCCTGCTCGACCTCGTAGTTTTCGAGACTGTGACGGGGGTCGTAGGTGATTGTCCCGTCTAATCTCACCCCACAGGCGCGTTGGACTCCGTCGTTTCCCGTGAACCGAACGATTCGTGGGTAGCCGGAATTTGTGTTCAAGGTGCCCAGAAGTTCGGCCTTGTCCCCGTTCTTGGCGCGGAAGGGTTTGTTCCAATCGAAATCGCTCAATGTGCGGACTCCTTCTCTGTTGCTGATGTGATGATGGCGTAGGTCACATGACCGGGTTGGCGCTGGGTCTTTGTGAACTCGCAAAGGCGGATCAACCGGGCGCGGCCTTCGGCCTTGAGCGTCCCGGCCAAAATCTGATTGATGTACTCTTTCGTGCTGTATTCGCCCTCGCAGATTTGATGCGGCGTGGCGTTCGGGTCGCGGGGCGCTGAGGCGTCAACCGGCTGTGCGCAGTGATCGCCTGCCGCGCCGTGGCACAGCCAGGCGCCTTCCACGTTGAGGTCACACTTCGGCGCCGGATCAGCGGCAAGGGCAGCGGACGCGGCGACGCCGGCGGCGGCGGCGCAGACGATGAGAAAGCGCCCGATCATGCGAAGGTCTCTTCGCGCGCGTATTCGAAGAGGGCGCCCTCGTCGATCGCCTTGCGCAAAAAGGTCTGGAGCCAAGGGGCGACGTCGAGGTATTTCTTGGTAGCCGTGTCGAAGAGATGAATCTCTGTGATGCCGATCTCGCCGCCGTGCGCCGGTTCATCCCAGGTAGCGGGATAGTCTCGGCTCTTCGTGAAAACGACCTCGACGGTAAGATCCATCGAATCGATGGGGCCGAGCATTTCAATCGTTTGGTGGTGTGTGTGTGTCTTTGACATCTATAAGTCCTCCTAATAGACTGAAGGAAATTCTTCGCGAAACGGCGCCACTATCCCGCCGTTTGCCGAAGGATTTCGCCTCCGCTACATCATGGCCGCCTCCTATGTTGCGAGGCCTCTTGGCTGGGGGGGCCTGGATCTATCTAGACCGTTGTTATGCTCGCCGTCAAGCAGCGAATAGCACAGATGGCCTATTCGACGATTTTAATTTTCGGCGATTGGGCGGACGCAAATCCGGGGTCGACCTCTTCGGAGAAGGCCATGCGGCTCACCTGATTGAGGTTGCGAGCGACGCAGTCAACTTCCGTCCGACGCTGGTTCACAAGGGACCAGACGACCGTAGAGAGGCATAGGACGCTTGCGCCACCAAGGATGATCGCGGCGAGGCGAAACTCGCGGCTCATTCCGCCACCCTCCTGAATCATCTTTTCGGTGATCGTGCACGGCGGGAGCGGTTTGGGGCTGCCCATGGGATGCCACGCAAGCGGCTCGAAAAGCGGGCGGAGAATGTTTTGGCTGATCCAATTGAGCATGGTTGTGGGTCTCCTTTCAGTTGGGGTTCTATCACTTAAACGGATAGGTTGAAGGTATGAAACGGGCGCAGTTATCCGGTCGCGGCGATCGCGCGCCACGGATAAGAATTACGATATGGGGGGTTAGAAGTTCACTTGGGGAGAGTGCCGGCGCTCTGCATTTGAGCATAAAGAAGCTTTTCGACTTTCTTATCCAGATCCTCGATTTGCTTTTTCAGATCGGAGAGCGTTGGGGGCGCCTCAACTGGCTTACGTGGTGTCCAGTCGTCGGGCCATGTAAAGTTCCCGTCGGTCGCCCAATCGGTCATGATCCGTCCGCGATCGCTCGTTATCCAGGCTCGGCGTGTCTTTGATAGACGTGCGGCGATCTCTGACGCGGCCTCTTTGGCTTCCTGTAGGGTAGCGCAGCGCGTGCGCTCCCCAATCGCTTCATCGAATTCGCGAACGGAGACTGAGAAAGGATATTTTTCCGCCCGAGCCTTCAGCCTCATAAAGTCAGCCGAGGGTGACAGTTCTTCTGCGGCTGTTCGTCTTGGCTTAAAAAACCACATGATATCTGGACCTTTCAAAATGAGCCTTGGCGCTATTGAGCCGCAGCGAAAACCAAACGATCGCGCCAAACAGAAAGAATGTCGACTTTCTTATCCAGATCCTCGATTTGCTTTTTCAGATCGGAGAGCGTTGGGGGCGCCTCAACTGGCTTACGTGGTACCTCGACACAGATCAGTTCCCATTGACCCCAGGATTCTTCCGCGTCGTTTTCGTGGATAGCCTCGTTTGCCGCGGCCGGATCGCCGGGATAGGGCAACGGCTCTCCATCATCGTCTCCAGGGGCGTAGTGGTCCCATTCCTCGCGCATGATTTCGTCGAATGCCTTGTCGGCCGACTCCCGCGTCAAAAACAGATGTGGGTATACGGGGGCCGTCTCTTCAGGAAAGCAGGAAATCAAAGCCCAGATTTTCATTTCGTTCTGTCCTCCGTTGCGTCTGAAACAGAGGATAGACGGTCCTATCTATTCGTCAATATATTTCTAACAAAATAGTTCTAAATAATTTGGGCTCAAATAGAGAGAGAGGGACGCCGAAGCGCCCCGATCGATCCTATGCGCCAGATTTCAGGCGTTCAAGTTTGGCGCGTTTGACGCGGGCGACGAAAGCCGAGTTCTCCTTATCGAGCGCTTTTTGATGGTCGAATGTTCTCCTGGAATCTCTTTCGTGATCCAGCATTTTCGCTTCTTTCAGCAACCGAATCCGCTTGCCGAGCTGCGTCTTGTAGGTCCAAAGATTGATAAAGGAGTCTTTCCCTTGGTCATAGAGATAGCGCGCCGCCTCCTCGCGGCCCGGCGCCTTCTCCCATACGCCGTCAACGTCGCGAGGATCTATCAAATCTCCTCGAAGCAATAGGGACGTGGGATAGCCGCGCGCATCGACCTCCACGGCTTCCGCTAGGCGAACAACGCCATTAGGCGCGACATTATAAACGATGTCGCCGGACTTAGCCGAGTCGGACACAAGGGCGCGGCGCCATTCGTCACGCGTCGCCCATCCGTCGCCCTTCGGCACGCGGAGCCATTCCTTCTTAGACAGCACGCGACCGCCAAGGCTCGGGCCGATCGCAACGAGCGCCCAGCCGGAAGCATATTTCTTATAATAGCCGGAGGCGTGGGGCTGTTTATCTTCAATAAACGTCCCTTCCTCGTAGGCAAAGGGATCATTTGCGGCTGCCTCGACAGCTTCCGCCCGCATAGGCACGTACTCAAGGCCGAGTTTCTCCGCGTAGGCTAGCAAACTTGCCATAGCCCCTGTGTTGGATAGTGCAGCCATTTTCCATGTCTCCTATGTGTATTTGGATAAATTAGATAAGCTCCTATCTGCAATAAGGATGGAATAGCACGGTCTTTGTACCCATCCAAGCCGAAATTAACAATTGAGGCGGAGAATATCGGGGGATAGGTCTCTATCAGCTACGTCGAAGCGGCGTCGAAGGCGGCTTTCGCCAACCTTTGGGCTATTTCTTGCGGGATGCCCGCCGCAATGGCCTCCTTATGGGTTTGCCGTCGCACGCGCAAGGCTACCGGGTCGGCGCCGATCGGTTTGGCGGTATCAGTAGCCGCGCGTCTTGGTTTGGCCGCCGGCAGCTTCCGCAGCGCGCGCATGAAGGCGAACCCGCTCTTGAACTTGCCGCCATCGGCGAGTAGGGACTCGCAATTGCCGTTCCTGTCCTCTACCAGCTTCCATTTCTTCGCGGCGCCGCGCGGCACAATCTCCCCGGCGCCAATTTGGACGGTCAGGACGCGGCCGGATTTGTCCACCTCTAAGACTTTGCCGAGCTGAGTTGCATAGGCAGGCGCATCGATCATGTGGCCGCAAACGAAATTGCCCGGCGCGAAAGCCGTTTCGTTTTTCTTCAATGGCGTCGCGCCCAGGTTGTCGCGCCTATGCCGACGCCCAATCTGGCAACCAAACTGCCACCGATCGGGGAACCGAGTCCGTCCCGATTGAAACATCTTGGCGCATTCCTCTTGCCGCTCCGGCATCACTTGCCACTTGTCCGAAAGATCAGCCGCGCGGCGTTGCTGGCTTTCCGACATGGAAAGGTCAACAAGATCCGGCTTGCCATCGGTGGCGGCTATGACAAGGGCAAGCACAACGCCGGAGCCGTCGCGGAGCTTCGCAAAAGCGAAGTCACCCTCTTTAACTGTGTCTAAGATTGGCGTGGCGGGCTCATAGGTCGAATAGAAGCGTTTAACGACCCATCGGTCAGAATTTTCCGCGCCGCGCTTGGGCAGGCTCTTGAGCCATTCTGCAATGGGCCTCCCGATATTCCAGGCGTGCGGCCCGATCGCAACGAGCGACCAGCGGCTTGGGGCGCCCTCTTTCGCATAGTTGCAGTAATACCCGGTTGATCCGCTGACGCGGCGGTCGCCGCTGACGTGGCCGGGCGCCAGGGTCAAGGCCTGGTCAAGCTCGGCGCGGGACAGCGGCACATAGTCGCCGCGCCCGACCGATTCAGCGTAGGCGAGCATGTCGGCGAGTTCGGTCTTGTCGGAAAGGAGCGCCATCAGAACGACTCCTTGTTTTCCGCTTCGAGCCAATCAAACCAGGCCAGCGCGCCCAAGATTGTTTCGTACCGGCCTCCGAAATGACCGTCTCGCCACGGCTCCCACCCCGCAAAGTGATAGTCCCCGCCCTCGCGGTAAATAACCAGTGATTTACCATCGTTTCCGATGATGTCGCGCGGCAGCCATTCGTTACGGCCAGCGGCCGTTGCGACGAATGTTGACAGGTAAGCAACCGTGCGCATTCCAAGCCTGTCTATTTTAATCAAATGACTTTGTGGCAGGGTAGGAACCTCAGCCTTTTTTGTCCGGCGCGGCGCCATCAAAGCGCCTCCGGCGCTTCGGCGAGGGGCGCTTCCTTCCAGGCCTTCCAATGCGCCCCGAACCGGACGGCTTTTGAATAATCGAGATTCGGATAATGCGCTTTGAGCGCATCGATTCCTTTTTCGGTCGCGCTGGGCCAGGGCGTGTCATAGGTCAAAAGACCGTCCCGCACCATGCGCATAATTCTACGCACTAGAGCCTGACTGCGCAGGCCGCCTGGACGGCGAAAGGGGCGGCAATCAAAAGCGCTTCCTATGAATACGGCGGCATTTAACGCGGTGGCTTGGGACTTCGAGAGGTTCGCCATTATTGAGCCTCCGGCCGATCGATAACCAGCATGGCCACATTTACGCCGGTTCCTGGGGCCTTGAACGATCCAGCCGGAAGGTCGCGCCATTCCGATGCGAGCGGCTTCAATTGGATTTGTTGGCGCGGACCGTTGGCACACAAGGCAACCAATCGGCCGCCAGGCGCCAACATACTTGCGGCGTACCGAATATGTTTGATATCCGCGCCATTCTCAAAAGGCGGGTTCATCACGATGCGGTCAAAAAGCCCGTGATCAATCCAACTCAAGAAATCATCCTCACGGACTCGAACGTCTGGGAATTTTTGGCTCAAGGCAGACGCGAGTCGCGGAACGGTCTCAATCGCCCAAATATTCAGGCCCGGCGACGTTTCTTGCATCGCTTTGATGATGTTGCCGGTTCCGGCCGAAGGCTCAAGGACTCGGTGTCCCGGATTGATTTCCGCAAGCTCTACCATTTCGGCCGCGATGTCCTCCGAAGTCGGGAACAGTTGCGGCGCCACAACAACTTGCACACCGGCCTTTAGGCTTGCGGCCATCGCGCGGAATGCCTCGCGGCTTTCGGCTAACGGCTCGCGCGTCGCGGCAGCGAATTCGCGCGTGGGGGTGAGCGCGGGCGCGGACACACCGGCCTTTAGGCTTGCAGCCATCGCACGGAATGCCTCGCGGCTTTCGGCTAACGGCTCGCGCGTCGCGGCAACGAATTCGCGTGGGGGCATGGGCGCGGGAACGTCTCGATCGGGTTCCTTGGCCGCCGCTGGCGTTTCAGCCTTCGGCGCGTCGGGCTTTGGGTGGAATTTGCTGTCCGTCAAGAAAACCGCCATCAATGCGGCCTTAAAAGAGGGCCAGCGCTTCAGTTTTCCTGCATCGTCAAACTCGATGCGGGCAACGCGGATGCGGTGCGACTTTTCGATCTCGCGAGTTCCGCGCATTTCGTCGGGAATCGATTGGTATTGCTCGGCTGTAAGCCGGACCTGTTTCAACGTCTCAAATTCACCCCTTTGATAAAGGCAAGCCACGAGGAAGGATTCGGCCTCATAGTTCAAAAGCGGCAATTGCTTCGGACGCGGCTTTTTCGCGATCAAATCGCTTGCGCCTTGTTCGTCAAGCATCGCCTTTTCGTAAATCAGCCGGTTTTCATAATGGGAAATCCAGCGCTGCGCGTGGGCGATCGTCGCGGGGTAAACGCGCAACGCGACCTCGACAACTTGGGCGACAGTCCAAAACGTTGAACCGTCTTCCTGCTCGCGCAACACGTCATAGGCGGTACGCCCATATGGGTTTGCCTCGTTCCGTTCAACCGTAAGCCAGCAATCACCGCCGTTCACAATCCGACGCGCCTGGTCAAGCGATAGGTCTTGGATCGACCAAGCGGCAAGGAACTTTGTGGCCAGGGCCACGTCGCGCTGATGCGAACGCATTTCCGCTTCAAGCGTCTTGATCCGGCGCGCGCGGACCGCTGGCAGTTCTTTGTATTTCGCGGCGGCTAAGGCGCCAGCGGCGCGGCTCTGCCAATATTCGGACGTTTCCCACATCTTCACGGCGCGGCGCATTCCGCTATCAATGCGCTCCGCATCCTTGCGCGCGCGCTTTTCGGAATGGTGTCCGATGAGAATAGGTTGACCAAAGGGGATATGATCCGCGATCGTGGAAACCGCCTTGCGCGCGCTTTCGGCGTCGGCCGCGCGGCTGTCGCTGTAATCGTCGAAGCGGTCCGCGCGCTCGGTCGCGCGCTCGATAAGGCTTTTGTCTTCGTCTTCGATTTCTCCGGCCAGCTCGGTTAGCAAATCGTCACGGCTGGGAGTCCACATCGGCGCAACAAACAAATCTTGCTTCGGCGCCCATTTGAATCCAGCGGCCTTGACGCGCGCATAGGTTTCAGCGTCGAGGCGAGTGCTTGCGTAAAGGCGAAGCTTGTTGTCTTCCGGGCTGTACGTGGCGGTGAATGATGTCATGTTGTCTGCTACCTCATGTGATAGAGTGCGGAGACGGCGCGGACGCCGTTCTGTGAATAGTCATGCCTCGATTTGTGCCGAGACCACCCGCACGTAGCAATGCGCTGCGCCGTGATAGTTCTCCAACCATTCGGCGGTTGCGCTCATGGATTCCTCATCGTCGGTCGTATGCGCGGGTTTTTCGCTGCAATCTGTTTCGTCGAGCAGTCCATTGATTAACTTCACAGCTTCGCGATTTGCGGCAGCCTCGGAGCCGAACGCGCGCGCGATGCGCCCATCTATGTTGAAATGCTCGGCTTCTAAAATCCAAACCTCTTGCTTAGTCATGTCTATAGTCCCATGTGATAGAGTGTTGAACGGATTGGAAAATTAGAATTGGCAGGAAAACAAACCGCGCTTACCATTCCGGCGCCAAATGCGCGTTGATGTTGAGGCTAAGCTCGCCGGAATATTGCGCATTGAGGGCATTGAACCCGGCCGGGGCGCGGACGCCTCTCGCGAGGCTAACCGATGTTTTGTAGGCTTCCGGCTCGGCTTCAAGCTCTTTCGCGAAGGCCGCAATCGCTTCGATGATGCCTTTAAGGCTTGCCGCCTCAAACGGCTTAGAGGGGGTTTTCCGAAAGTCGATAATCAAGACCTCGCGGCCGTTCGATTTGCCCAGGCGAGTCGTTGTGATTTTTCCGGTATAAGTTGCCATGGTCTGAAGCCTCATGCGTTCGATGGAAAGGGGTGGCAGGCGGGTAAGAGGCGCGGGGCAATCCCGCGCCGCTTTTGTCAGATGCGCATTGGCATGAGGACGGAACGATTAGAGGCGCCGCGACGGGCGGCAATCAAGGTTGGCGATCCGGGATCATACAAGGACAAAAGCACGTCTTGACCGTCCGTCGCTTCGATCGCGTCGGCGAGATACATTGCGTTGAAACCGATTTCCAAAGGGAACGCGTCGAAATCGCAAGGCAGGCTTTCGGAGGCGTTGCCTATATCGGCATTTGTGCGCGAAATTTTAAGCTCACCTTGGCTGAAAAGGAGTTTCAACGCAGAGCCGCGAGACTGGGAGCCGCGCAATCCCGACGAGATCCGCTTAACGGCGTCGGAAAAAGCGGCGCGGTCAATCGTGGCAAACTTGTCGTTTGCGCTGGGAACAACTCGGCTATAGTCCGGGAAGGTTCCATCAATATGCTTCGTCTCGAACGTTGTGACGGTTCCGTCGCGCGCTTCGATTGTCCAGGTCGATTGCGGACCAGAGATCGCAACGCGAACCGGCGCCGTTACCTTTTTGAGCAAACGATTCAGGTTTTCAACCGCGAGCCGTGGCACGATGACAGCGGGAAACATTCCTTCGATCGCAGGCGCCGGTAAATCAGCAATCGCCATTCTGTGACCGTCCGTCGCGACCAGGCGTAAAAGACCTTCGGTCACGTGTAGAAAAATGCCGTTCAAATAGTATCGGGTTTCTTCGCTCGATATCGCGAAGGTTGTCCGGTCAAGAGCATTAAGGAAATCAGGCGCGGCAAGTTCGAACGCTGCGCAGTCCATAGGAAGGCCTTTAAACTCCGGCCAATCGCCGATAGCGCCATAATTCAGGTTGAGGCGCGCCGAGCCGCAAGAAACCGTTGCGACTCCCTTTGAGTCCGGACCGATGTTTGCAAGCTCGCAATATTTCTTCGCCGCTTCGCCGCTCGTTTCGCTGTCGGAGCATTCCGCTTTGTGCTTGCCTGCAAAGCGCCATTTGCCATCGCTCATATGGAGGGCGGCGCCATCACGTTGCGCAGCGCCGTGGTAATCCTTTTCCGTCTCGACGGTTTCAAGCTGCATCGTTCCGCTAACCGGAAGCGACTTAACGAAGGCTAGAAGCGAATGCGCAGGGAGAAGAGTCACGCCTTGGGTCTGGACGTCCGCAGGAACGCGGACCGTCTGGCACACGTCAAGATCCGTGGCGGTAAGCTCGATGCAGGATGCGCGCGCCGTGACCTTGATCATGGTCAAAACCGGGGAATGTCCGCGCTTGTCGGCAATCTTGCAAGAGGCGGCGAGGGCGGTGGCGAGGCATTTGGCGTTAATCTGGAATTTCATGTTTTCTGATTCCTTATGTGATGGATTGAACTAATCTATTCGTTGAAGTGCTAGAGCACCGCCAAGGAAGAAACTTCGACGTAGCAATGGGCGGCGCCGTGGATGCCTTGAAGCCATTCCAGCGCGGTATCCCAGTTCGCCGCAGTCGAGGGCGCGGGCTTTTCGCCGACTTCGGAGTCGTCCGAGTCACCCACCATGAGGTTGACCAGTTCGGCCGCTTCCGCATCCGCGCCGAGCTCCGAATGGAAGGCCCGCTGGATCAGGCCCGGAATTTCGAAGTGTTCAGCGGTCAAAAGGAAAATGTTCATTTTTGTTTCTCGCTCTATTAGATTGAACTAATCTGTTCGATGATCGGTTAGATCGACGCGACGGCTAGTCCCAATCTGCGCTCTGGTCGAAAGGCTCAAGGGCGGCCGGGCAGGGGTCATTTTCGTTTTTCGGCGCAAAGGCGACCATTACCCCACCCTCATCGAAAATACCCTCGCCGCAGCTTACGCCAAGCTGTGTTGCGATTGCCTCCCCTAGCTCAGTGGCCAGCGTTTCGAAGGTTCGGGCAAATCTGTCGGCCTGATCGAAGTCAATCTCGCGAAGGCATAAAACCATTTCGTCTATTGTTAGAAGCTTTGCCATTTTTGTTTCTCGCTCTATTAGATTGAAACTTATCTGTTCGTTAAGGTGTTAGTGTGGCTTTACATATCGCGCGCGAATCCTAGAGGACACTTAGAAGGAGGGTAGGAGTTCTATCGGGGGAACCTTTAGGTGATCCCCGTATAGAACGACCATTACCCATGCTTTCTTAGTATGCGCGTCTATTAGAGGAGTCAACAGATAGAACGTCTGTTTGATGAAAATAATTACAAAAATGTTCGCAAGGCCGCGTCAGATTAAGGATTGAAGGAATAAGGGAGACAGCCCCGCTCCCCGTTGGTCGGGGTCCGTCTCTTTCCATCAAACCCAATCGAGCGGCGGAGTTAGGCTAGGGGGCGGCTAGGAGCGGCCAGGCGGCAATAGGGCGCACAAGATCATCCAGGCCAAGGCGTGACGATTAGGACGCAAGGGAGACGCGGGCGCATTGAACGGGGGCAATGGCTCAATTGGGATTGATGATCGCGGCGAACTGATAGGGCGCGGCGGAAAAAGTCGGACGTATCGGATAGGAATCGGACCTATCAGACGAATCGATACGGAGCGAGCCAAAGGGTAGGGTCAGAATCCGGCGGAAACGGGGGTCTGGCGGCCGAATCGGTTCCGCGCGGTACATTGGAGGCTTTAGGCTACTGCCGGCGGCCTGCGAGCGTCCTAGTGTTGGGGTGCGGTGGGGTTGGGCGGCCTCGGCCTATCCTTTTGCGTGGCCGCAAAAGCTTCGGAAGTTTGTTCCGCTTGATCCGCTTGAACTAAGAGATAGCCTTTTTCGGCCATGCAACCTTTAGTGACCTCCCCGGCAGCTTGATCGCGGCGAACGGCCTCGAATCCGCCCGCAAAGCCGCCGAGATAATTTGTCCCCGCAGATAGATTCGCTTTTTGTGACTCGCCTGCGCATATGGTTTTATCAATCGATATTTGTTGCTGTAGCGCGGGACTGTTGCCGACTCTTTGGCCGTCCGTTCGGACCCAAAACACTGGCGGGGCCGTCGCGCATCCGGCCAATGCCAGAGCATACGCGGAAACTAAGAAAAATTTATTCAAAATAGATTCCTTTCAAAGGATAAAATCCGCGCAACAAAAGCAGATTTTAAATCAAAAGGCATAATCGTTTTGAAATCTCCCCCCTCGTTTCCGAATGCCCGTGGCATATCAGCAACATCTATCTCGGCAGCGCCTCGGACAATTCCAGGCGCTTTTCGATCCGCGAAATACGCGTCTCGATATGATCGAAGCGGATCGAATGCTCCGCCAGCGTCACGCCTAATTGCGCTATGCCGGTTTCGATTCGCCCGACGCGAGTCGTTAGGTCATCCATACGCGTTTCAAGGCGATCTTGAGACGCGCGAATATGACGAAGATGCTCTAGCACTAGGTTATCGACGTTTTCGGCCAAAGTTTGACTCCTCAATGTCGGCGCCCATGCCTATGACTCGCCTTCGGATTCTTAGGTTCGGATAATTCCAGGCCGGAATCAACCGCCGCTTGCGCCGCGTCAATCTGCGAGGGGAACGGAGCGGACAATTTAGGCATGTAAGATAGCCAGAAATGCCACGGTCCGCGCCAAGGCCATTGAAAGCCGATCGAAGGCGAACGCCCGACAAGATAACGAGTTTTCATGCCGCCATGGCGTACCGCGCCGTTCCAACAAATGCCAATTTTGTGCTTCAATCTGACTCCGATCATCTGTAAAAACGATTGTGTATTAGGATATGATAGGGGGAATCTATTTCAGTGCAATTCTGTGATAAATATACCACTATTCGATTACCAATCGATCGCATCGCGGTCATGTGTTAAACCGATCGGTACAGAGTGGACCGATCGGTACAGAGCATATAGGGGGCGATTCGGCCTCAATCCGGCAACCCATTTCGGAAAGAACAAAACTGTTAGAGCATGTTTGTTTCATCGTCCAAAGCGCGCGAAACGTCCAAAACGGGCAGAAAAGTTCGATTTGTCCCGTTCGCCAAATTACAAATCTGTTTGAACAATTATGTTTAGTATTGGCGTCATGTCCTAATTATCGTGCCGCTTAGATCAAAAATACCGCAGTACGCGCGCCGGTTTTAAATTCATGCGGAATGCCCGGCTGCTTGTAGCCCGTGCGCGTCTTGATGAAACGTTGCTCGCTTGATGCGAACCGGAAGGGCGCGCCGACCGGAACTTCCTTAAACATCGCATTACCAAGACCGAGGCTAGCGCCCCAAGCCGAGGCGTCATCGTCCTTATCGATGTTGTAGGATTGGATGCTGTTTATCATGACCGTGTTCCCTTCGGATGGTATGTCTACTGTATGTCACAGGCATGTCAGTGACAATATATGCCCACTTAGTCATTTTCTGTTCCCTTAGTTTCGGTTGCAGTGATGAATGGTCAGGCAATTTGTTTGTTTAGATCGTCGCGCAGCATGTTAGCGAGGTACAACGCAATTGCGGCGGTTTGCTTTCCGCGAACCTCGAAATAGCCTGCATCAACCTCAACGTTTATTCCCGGTTGTTTCACTGGCTCGAAATAAACACCGTAGCCTAGAACCCGCCCCCTCTCGTCAATATTGGCCTTGACGTAATATTTCATCTTCATATCCTTGATTTGCTAGTGGATCACTCATTGAGGCGGCGACTAACGCCGCCTTGTGAATGGTCATTCGGCATTATCAAACCATTTGGGTTGATCTTGGCTGATACGAATGCGCTCAGCGTGCTCTTCGACGGTGAAAGCGCGCAGCCATTGAAGGGAAGAGAAGCTGGCAGCGCGAGCCGAGGCGGAGTCTTGGAAGTCACGAACCGTCTTGGTGTTGTTGGCTTCGTTTGTCATATCCGTATCCTCGTTTGGTTGTGAAGACGGCGCGAACGCCGCCTTGTGAGAGGTCAAACTAGGTCGTAAGGGTTAGCGCTTTCGAGGTATTTCCCGCCGACCGCGAAGGAATAATAAATCGTGGCTCCGTTGCGGCAGAGTTGGCCGAGGGTCTTTATGTCTTGGTCGCGGGCATCCATGCGCCGCAGCCATTTGTCATCCGCCTTGTGCCTGCGCCCGTCGAGGGACTCGGAAAATTCCTCGACATTCTTGCGCTTAGTCATCTTCCTATCCCTCATTTGCGTTTCATCGGATGGATAGTACCAAATCTGTTCGAACATGCAATAGACGGGGAGCCGGTTTGAACAAAATAGTTCAACTAATCCTCCTGCGCTACGTCGCCGTACCAGTCCCAAAGTTCGCCTAGTACCGAGTCGTTTGGATCATCCGGCCGAGCCGATTCGATAGCGTCAAAGTCATTGCGGAAAACGGCCGAGTCGTCGCCGTATTGCGTGACGATTGACATTTTGGCAGGCTTGTCGCGCAAGCAATAGGCCGCGCCGTTGCCGTATGAAATTAACTCGAATCGTTTGCCCTGACTGATAATGGTCATGTCAGAATCCTTTCTCTCTAAGATGTTGATCTTGGTATGCGCTCCAGGCGTCGCCAAACTTGGCGTCCGGCCGGTTGCGCCAAAACTGCAAAAACTTTGTCGCTTTGCAGTTGTCGTTTGTGCGCATTAAGCGCTTGACTTCAGCTAGCTGCATTCCACCGCGCTGCGCGTGCGCCTTGATCGCGGCGCCGGTCACGCGGCGTTCGCACGAATAGCGGGGCGGGCGCGCAAAGCTTTGCGCGCCCCCGCAACCGCTTCGCGAATCATGTCGGGGAAATAGTGGCCGACTGAGCAATTTTCGCCGCGCGCCGCGCGCATGGTCGAGCAATTGCGATTCATTGGGTCCGGGTCGCGATGAGCCGTCCAAAAGTCGCTTACTTCGTTCCGGGCATAGATCGAACCGCCAAGCGAAGCAAACCCGATTTCTTGACCATCCAGATAAACAACAACTTGCGAATCGAACGCTACGTAATCACCTTTTCGTAAATTAGCTTGAATCTCGCCGCCTTCGTCGTCGCCGTCATAGGTGAAGTAATCGAGGTAATCGATTTCCAAGGCGATTGTGAAGCGGGCAGTCTCAAAATTCCAAACCGTCAAAGTGTCAAGTTTCTGCGCCATAGCCGGTCATCCTGTTAGATCGGAATTGATCCATTGATACAGCGCGTGCTATGCGCTGTACTGATAGATCAATCCTCGATGATAAAGAGTGATCCAGCGAAGCGGCGTGCTTTGCGTCCGTCACGATATTCCGCAACGGTGCGACGATCATGGGCGCGTTGTTCAGACTGGCGCTTAACTATCTCATGTCGCGCAAGGTTTGCGGCTCTGCGCGCCTTGTCCAAATCATGGATAGTAGCCGGTTCATTGTTGTCTGAAATAAGCATGGGAGTCGCTCCTGTTAGATGTGATGATAGGATTAGCACCAAATTATACCAGTGTCGGCGCGGTACGGCTCTACACCGCACCATTCCGCGAAAGACATGAAGTCACCATATCCGCGCTTGTCAATGACGGCGAGAAAGTCTAACCAGTCCTGCCAAACTTCTATGTTCATGTAGATGCTTGCCAATATGCTTCGGCTATCCGGGCAGAGTGCTTGAAACATGCCGTTCATTGTCTTTGCTCGCTTCGTTCGTTGCTACAAGATAGACCGTATTTTGTTATGCGCATTGTGTCACTATCTATTCGATGGTTAGGAACACGTTTGTTATCACAAAGACGTGATAGGATAGATAGATATACCTGTTCGATGAAGGCAAGCCGATATCGAGCGACACGCGGCTCGAGGAGGGCAAGGCGTTTGAATCGATCGGATTGGGCGCCGTGGATACCCTATTTACCCAATTTTTCCTCGCGACCTCCCAAACCCAATTGTACAAAATAGTGCCAATGACTTAGCGATCAATGCGGTCAAACAGGCCCTGATTTTTATTCTAGGCCATCCCAATCCTATTTTACAAAATAGTTTCAATAAGATACTCCCCCTCGGATTTTTTACCCCGGAGTTCTCCAAATCCGGGTTAACAGAAAAGTTCTCCGAGGCCGATGCCGGCATACCGACTTCGAAGCAAAATCAACAGGATACGACCAGTCCCGCCGCGCGGCCGGCGCCCCTCAAACAGGCCGAGTCACTCTAAGGGCTAAATCGGGACTAAATTGTTGATTTTACACATGATCAGGCCGATTTCCCGGACTGTTTTGGTGAAATAGCCAGCCTCGATTCATTTCTGATCACTTTTAACGAACAAAAGCGCCCCTAAATCACCCCTAAATCGTGGCCCAAACCGGCCCAAAAAAGATCGGTCTCTGACCTATCTATCACTTGACTCCTAGTCTATTAGACGTCAGGATAGCAATGCAACCAAATCACAAAGGAGATTCGATTTCATGGCACTGACCCTGTCCGACGACGCCAAAGTCGCGCGCCGCAAGGAATATTTGGAAGGCGCACCGTTCAGCGTCGAAAGTCTGTCCACCTTCCTCATGCACGAGGGGATCTTTGGCCAGGGGGCCCGGATTTCTGCTGAAGCCGAAATTGTACACGGCCTTGAGGGCGGCACTGTCATCCCGGTGCGCGTCGGCGAGGAAGTTCTCTACCAGAAACTCGAGGCCGGCTCAGATGACGAGGCGCCGTCAACCGTCGTTTGGGAGATCGTCGTCTTCCTTACGCTCGCTGTCGCTGCCGGCTTCATCGCGGGCAAGTTCCTATGAGCGCCGCGGCTCCCGCGCCTGATAATCAGATCATCGCCGAGGCACTGGTAGAGGCCCGCATTCGCAGCAGCCCGTTCGAGGTGAATGACATTGCGGTCATCACACAGTTTCACGCCGGGTCCCTCTCGGAAGCCTTCATTGATGCTCGCAAGTTCGTTGCTGATGGCCTGAAGGACGGGCGGTTTGTCGCCTTCCATGATTGCATGTCCAACAAAACGATGTTCCGCCGGACGGGCCGACTTCTCCGGTTTTGGAGACGCGGATCATGAGCGCCGCCCTGACGCCTGACATCGAAATCGGCGGCGTCGAGGCGTTCGAAGCTGCCGCAATCCACCGCCTCGGCGAATGGACCTGCCCCACCAAAGCCCTAGTCTACATGGCGCGCAAATATGATGTCGGCTTCTCGCCGCGCGCCGCGGTCCGCCGGCTGATCCGAAAGCTGCGCAAGGCAGGCAAACTGACGCTGCCGTACCGGACGATGAATTTAGGGACCATCTGGTCCTTGGATCTTCGTTCGTGAGCGCGCCCCTGCAAGAAGACAACGCCGGGTTCGAGAAGGCGGCGCGGGAGGCGCTGCGTGCCGGACCCTGCCAGCAACGAGAACTGGGGGAGCTCGCCAAAACGTTCGGTTTTCCGTTTAGTCGAGCGGATCGGGTAGCTGATCGATTCTTGCAAAAGCGCCGCAAGGACGGCGAGGTTTTTCACGAGCGGTCCGGCCGCGCAACAATGTGGTTCGAGGTCGCCAAGTGATGACCTCGTCCGACAGGCTCGGATTCGAGGCGGCCGCGCGCAAGCGCACCGCCGACGGATCATTCACTCGGTCTGAGATAATGGGGATTGCTGGAAATTTCGGCTGCCCTGATTGGCTACTGGCAAAGGCCGCCGACAACTATCTCTCCATCCGTCGCCTGGCTGGGGAGGTCAAATATTGTCCCACGGTTCATGCGTGGCAGGAGGTGTCGAAGTGAGCGCCTTCAACCAAATCCAGTTTCGCCAGGATGTGCGGGTCCGGCTGTACGGCTGGGCTCTTCTGATCGATGACATCGCGGCCATCGCGATCCGGTACGGATGCGACGCGCAGAACGCGCGGGCAGTCGCCAGCGCCCTCATGCAACGGATGCGCCGCGCCGACGAGGCTGTTTACGACCGAGGATTGAAGCGGTGGTTCACGACATGAGCGCCTTCAACCGCTCCGCCTTCGAGCAGCACGTCGCCGCGCTGATGCGGCAGAGTCCGTTCACGGGCGATGGCCTCAAGTCGGTCGCGAAGCTGCACGGCGCCACTGATCTCGAAGCGCACGTCTCGGCCGTCGCGATCATCCGCAAGCGCCGCGCCGCGGGAGAGATCCGTCTTGCAAGTCTTCAAACTGTTTGGGCGGAGAGCCCGCGGAAAGGAAAATCAATTTGATGACCGAAGTCAATCAGTACCCGAGCGAGCTGGTGCGTATGTCCCTTCTTCAACCGCTCGCTAAGACCTGTGGCAACTACGCCCCGCCACCCGCGGCGAACTCGACAAGGCCGCCGATCTCCGGACCGCTGCGCGTCCTCATCCTTCGCGAAGGCATCGATTGGGTCGCCCAGGTCCTCGAATACGACATCTCAGGGCGTTCCCAGAATCGCGATCGATTGGTTGAGTGGATTCATGAGGACGTCGACGAGGAATTCGTTCAACAGGAAGAAGACGAGGACTTCGCCAAGCCAGCGCCGCCACTGTTCTTCTCGTTGTGGAACAAAGCCCATGTTCCTGCCGACGGCGCCGTGACGAAGACAGACGGTGGCTCGGTCCTCCATTGGCGCGAGGTCCTCTATGACCACTGACATAGCGGGGAAGCTGCGGAGGGCTGCTGACGCGCAATGGAAGCTCGGCAACCAAGAGCGCTCCCAGGCCATGTCGGCAGCCGCTCGTCAAGTTGATGAGGCTGCCGGGGATGCAATCCTGCGGGGTTTCTCGACCGAGACGATGAAGGTACTCAACGCTATGTGGGCCGTCGCGTTCCATATGCTTTGCCACGCCGAGGCTTCCCCCGGCACCGCGTAATTTCTAGATCCATTTTGCAACCAAAGGAGAATTTCATGGCAATCGAATTGCGAGTCGACGCCGGAGTGGCCGGCCTCTTGTTTAAGCATTACGAAACCGCAGTCGCCGATCGCGCGCGGCTGCAGGATGAGCTTGAAACCGTAAACGCTGCCCTGGATCAGGAAGTCGATGCCGGCCTGACCTCCGAGGTTGACGGCGAGCAGGTAAACATTCAAGTCCTTCTAGCGGCCAATACCTCCTTGCATGACCTCAACGAGCAGCAGAAAGCCGAAATCATAGCGCTTGCCAGGATCAACGATAATAGGGAAGGGTATATCCAAATCGTTGAAAAGGAACTGGAGCGCGTCCAAGCGGCACTCGAGAAGGCGGACACAGCGAACCAGGAGTGGGCGACGCTGGCCTGGCGGCAAGAAACCCTGATCAGCAATCTCAACGACACGAAACTTGCGCTCGGTATCCAGACCGTGCACTTGACCGCGCCGGGCTCCGTAACCAGATGGCCCGGGACGCCGTGAATGCCGTGGCGAAATCCCAACACGCTTGAAAGCGCCCGAAAGGGAAGAGCGGCGATGATTGGTCAGTAGGCCACGACAGGAGGGCTCGGAGAAATCCGGGCCCTTTCGTCTATTTGACATAGTGATAGATCACTGTTACAAAATGGACACGCCTCGGTGCCATGCTCATTTAGCCCAAGCCCGAGAAATGGCGTCCATCCCTGCCGTGAAGGTTTTGTCCTTTCCCTCCGGCTACAGGGAGTTGCCTCAGTCTTTCGGCGTTTTCCTGAGTGGATAAATTAAACGCCGCTTTCTATCTATCTTGACATCGAATAGATCATCTTCTATACGATGATTAAATCTGGCGGGGATAGCGCGAGCGCTCCTACCAAAACAGATGCTTTGACCATGAGAGCGTCTCCGGCCCCGCCAGACTTCCCCTCGCAACGGAGGATTAAAAAAATGACTCAAGACGCACAAACGGCAAGCGACCTCAGTACCCTCCGATTGCAGCAGATGGGGCTCCAAAGCCAGGTCTACGAGCTTGAGGTCAAGGTCGGGACTTGGACAGCCCATCCGCTTCCAGACCCAGATATCCAGGCGAGGGCGCTGACCAATTCCGAACTCGCCGGGGTCCGCCTGCTGGCCAACGTCCGGCTGCGGGCAATCGAATTATTGATCGGCGAGCACAGCTTCGACAATTCCGCGACGATCCGGCGGCTGTTTGAGAATGCAGACACCATCGCCAAATACGCGGCAACCGGGGAATGGAGTGCGGAGTGTAAAAACCCGATCTATGCATCGGCGCGCGACGAGCGCGGTAAATGAGCCGGAAGAATTCGAAGCAGGACGAGGACCGCGCCGTCGGATCGAGCTGGCCTTTCGTAATGGTGCAGAAGACCTTCACTCTACCCTCAATGGCTGGTGAGCACGGTCACATCTATCGCGACCAGGCGATCGAGGAGTTGCAGTGGGCGGTCCACGTCTCTGACGCTGAAAGTAAGGCCATGGCCGAGATCCAATCGCAACGCCTGATCAAACAGCGGGGAATTCCCCAAACCGTTCACGCCCCGGTCTGGCCGATGATCTCCGCTGACCGCGTTAAAATGCGGGTATTCGACAGCGGCCCCTCGGGCGCGAGATGTGTATTTTTCGTAGGATTGGATTCATGACGGCGCTTGAAAAAATTCCCGACACCCGGCCGCGGTACGATTGGAAGGCGGTAGAGCTTAAATGGCGTATCGGGAATATTTCCGACGCGGCTCTCGCCAAACAATTCAATATGTCGACGCAGATGCTCCTCAAGCGCGCCAAGTCTGAAAATTGGCAGCGGGATCTCAAAGACCGTTTTAAGATCGCTCTGCAAAGCCGGCTTGCCGAAGAGCACAAACCTGATGATGACGGCAAAGGTCGCAACCTCGCGCCCTCCAACACCAAGTTCCTTGAAGACGAGGAACGAATGGTTCAGGCGATGGCGCAGTCGGCGGTTCTCGTTGTTCTAGAACATCGAAAAGACCTCCGGCGCCTGCGCGGCATCACCTCGAAACTGACCGAGCGCCTCGACGCCTATATGGACGGTAAGCCTATCAAGATCTTCGTGGATGGATCTGAGATAGAGGCGCCGTTCATGAACAACAAGGAATCGGTGTCCGACATCATCGAGAAGCTCTCTCGTATCCACACACGGGTCCAGGGCCTCGAGCGCGTGGCGTTCAGCATCGACGAGAAGGTCAACCAAGATCCGATTACGCTGAATTTCGGCGAGGAGGATAAGGGTCTCTAGTGTCCGAGTATCTCCTCCCGTCCGTGAAGGAAATGTCAATATTCGGGCCAAAGGCGACGCGAGCCCAACTCCTCGAAATAGGGGAGGGCCGGAAGCCGGAGCTGAAACCGGAGCAGATCCTAGTCAGCCCGAAGCAGCGCGCGGCGTGGGAGGCGCTAGCCGCGCCGGTCGCGCGGCATTCCTGCCTCTACGGCGGGACGCGCTCCGGCAAGACCTTTCTGATCGTTCGGGCCATCCTCAAGCGCGCGGCGATGGCGGCGGGGACACGCCACGCCATGCTGAGGTTCCGCGGCAACGCGGCGCGGCACTCATTGGCGCTCGACACGCTGCCCAACGTCGTTCGGATCTGTTTCCCCGGCCTCAAGCTCGAAGAAGCCCGGCAGGACGGATATTTTCAGCTTCCGAACGGCTCTCAGATCTGGATCGGTGGCCTCGACGACAAAGAACGCGTCGAAAAGATCCTGGGCACCGAGTTTTCAACGATTTTCCTCAACGAGGCGTCGCAGATCCCGTTCGCGTCGTTCCTTGTCGCGATGACCCGCCTGGCGCAGGTGCATGATGCCATACCGCAGCGCGCCTACGTCGATTTGAACCCCGTCGGCAAGTCGCATTGGACCAACCAGCTTTTCGTTCAAAAGGTCGACCCGGTCAGCAAGAAAAAGCTCCGCGATCCGCACGAATACGTCTATGCGAACCTCAATCCGGTTGATAACGCTCACAACCTGAGCAAAAAGTTTCTGGATAGCTTAGCCTACCAGCCGGACAAGCAGCGCAAGCGCTTCTTTGAGGGGGTGTTCGTCGACGAGGTCGAGGGCGCGCTCTGGACCTACGAAAGCATCGCGAAAAACCGCGTCGAGCCGAGCGAGATCCCCATCTCCGATCGCCAGCGCGTGGTCGTCGCGGTCGATCCATCGGGCGCCCGAAACGAAGAGGACACGTCAAAGGACGAAATCGGAATTGTCGTCATGGCCAAAAATATGATCGGCCACGCCTTTGTGCTTGAGGACGGATCGCTGCGCGCCGGCCCGCAGCAATGGGCGACGAGGGCGGTCGCTCTCTACCACCAATACAGCGCCGACGCGATCATAGCCGAGGCAAACTTCGGCGGGGAGATGGTTCGGTCCACCATACAAGCAGTCGACCCGAACGTTCCCGTTAGGCTCGTTTCCGCGACCCGAGGCAAGATCGTCCGGGCCGAGCCGATCTCGGTCCACGCCGCTGCCGGCCGCATCCATCACGTCGGGGATTTTCCGATTCTCGAGGATCAGCTCTGCGCATTCTCAGAGGGTGGCTACAAGGGCGCGGGATCGCCTGACCACGCCGACGCATATGTCTGGGCCGCGACCGACCTCCTCGGGACCGCTGACACGTCCGGCATGGTTGAATTCTACCGCCGCCTCGCCGCGGAGCAGGAAGATCGGAACAATGGTGTCCATACGGTTGAGCGCTACCTGAATTAGCGGGCAGAGCGGCGACCTAGACTCTGCGCCGAAATTGCTGTAAGCATTGCGGATAGATAGGAGAATCCATGGCCAATTGGCGTTTGACACCCCCTGACAATAACACTCACGAGCCGATGGCGGTCAACGGGCGCACCTATTCGTGCAACGTGGGATCTACCGTTGACGTGCCAGAATTCGACGCCAAGGTCCTGATCGCTAATGGCTGGATCAACACCGCCGGACCGAATGCCCAAGTCGGGACGACCGCCCTTCGTCCAACGGCGCCCAAAGTTGGGGAACGATACCTCGACACGACCGTCGGCGCGGTTGTGACCTGGACCGGAAGTGGTTGGACGCACAGCGTCACCGGTGGAAAAGTCTAAGCGTGGCATTTAGCACCGAGGCCATCTAATGGCAGACGCCCCTACCCGCGGCGGCCGCGCAGGAGCATACGTCAACCAGAGCGCTTATCAGGTTGAAATTTCGTATGGGAATCCGAACGCCCCGGCTCCAAAGCCTGTTGAGGGCGCGGATTGGTTCGGACCACTTCAGCCGATCTTCCCGATCGCGCCCCCGGGGGTCGCCAGCCGCCAGACCGATTATCCTTCCGGATATAACCTAAACACGGTTTCCCGTGTCTATAAGCCCGTCGATTTTCACACTCTGCGGGCCATGGCGGAGAACTGGGATCTGCTGCGCCTCGTCATCGAGACGCGCAAAGATCAGGCCAAGCGCCTCCATTGGAGCCTGCAGCCGAAAAACCGGCACACCAAGAAAGATGTTTCCGAGCAAACTCAGCGGGTCACGCAATTCTTTAAGAAGCCGGACGGTTTTCACACGTTTTCCGAGTGGCTCGGGATGCTGCTCGAGGATCTATTCGTCATCGACGCGCCAGCGGTCTATAAGCAACGGAATCGCGGCGGAAAGCTGACAGCGTTGTATCCGATCGATGGAGCCACGCTGAATCCGGTAATTGACAGCTTCGGACGCACGCCGCTGCCGTATAAGCAGGGTGGGAAAACGATCTATCCAGTCGCCTATCAGCAAATCCTCAAGGGCTACCCAGCGGTTGACTATTCCGTGCGCGACTTGATCTATAAGCCGCGCAACGTTCGCTCCAATTCGTTTTACGGGTATTCCCCGACCGAGCAGATCATCGCCACGGTCAACTTGGCGCTGCGCCGGCAAGCTTTCACGACAGCTTATTTCACGGAAGGAAATATTCCAGACGCGATCGCCAACGTCCCGGATACCTGGTCGCCTGACCAAATCAAGGCCTATCAGAAATATTGGGACGTCTACTTCGGCGGCTCCGAGGGCGCACGCCGGAAGGTCAAATTCATGCCGGGCGGGACCGGCGCCAACTTCCATCAGACCAAAGAACCGGATCTGAAGGCGGAATTCGACGACTGGCTGTCGCGCGTCGTTTGCTTTGCCTTCTCGGTTTCACCGAACAGCCTCATCAAGCAGACGAACCGGGCGTCCGGCGACACGCAAAAGGCGTCGGCCGAGGAAGAAGGCCTCGTGCCGATCATGGCCTGGGTCAAGGAACTAATCGATGATGTAATAGACACAGAGCTTGAGGCACCCGACGTCGAGTTCATTTTTGGCCGCGAAGATAGCGTCGACGAGTCCGCCAAGGCGACCATACTTGACGGACAGGTGAAATTAGGTATAAAGAGTCTAAACGAAGCACGAATAGAAGTGGGGATAGATAGGATCGATAACCCCGCCTTCGACGTTCCGATGATTTATACCGCCCTTGGAATGATTCCCGTGGATGCCAACACAATCGAAGGATTGAAGGCTCGGGCGAAGATTTCTCCCCCAAAACCTCCGGGGGCTCCTGGGATAGGAGTTCCGAAGGGAACACAGGGGTCCCCGGCGGCGACAACGCCGAAAGTTCAGACCGGGCCGTCGATGACGGCGCGAAAGGGCTATGAGCCCGAAGAGGAAGAGTAGTTTATGGCCGACCTCAAACTTTTCATTCCGATCACGAAGGTCGACGTAGCCAAAAGGCTCGTTTACGGCATCGCGACCGGGGAAACGGAGGATCGGTCGGGGGAGATCTGCGATTACGCCACGACGAAGCCCTTCTATGAGAAGTGGTCGTCCGATATTTCCAAGTCGACCGACGGGAAGTCGCTTGGCAACGTCCGGGCGATGCATGGCAATGTCGCTGCCGGCAAAGTGACGATGATCGAGTTCAACGACGATGCCAAGCAGATCGAGATCTGCGCCAAGGTCGTTGATGACGCCGAATGGAACAAGGTGGTCGAGGGCGTCTACACCGGTTTCAGTCAAGGCGGCGCATATGTGAAGCGTTGGCTCGATAAAGACACCGGATTGCAGCGCTACACCGCCGATCCGTGCGAGGTTTCGCTTGTGGATCTCCCGTGCCTTCCTGATGCAACTTTTTCCATGATCAAAGCGGACGGCGTCGCCGAGCTGCGCAAATTTCATTCCAAAGAGGTCCCAATGCCGACGAGTCACCAAGTTGCCGATCGCGCCCAGGAGCTTGCTAAAGCTGCAGGAGCCAAGGGGTGGGGCGACTTCGTTGAAGCCGCGCGTGACCAATTGATGGCCGAAACGGGCGACGGCGGCACGGTGATCGAGAAGGCCGCTCTGGTCGTCGAAGGCGTCGCCAAAGTCGAGACGGTGGCCGAAGTGGTCGTCGAGGACAAGGTCGAGAAGGCCGCGGAGATCGAAGCTGCCGTCGAAGTCGTCAAGACGGCTACGCCGGTCGAAAACGAGCACGGCGAACAGGTTTGGAAGTCGAGCCGTGACGGCTCGCTCTTCAAAAAGAAAGCCGAGATGATCGCCCACAACGAGGCGTTCGATGCAGCGGCGGTGGTTGCGGCCAAGACGGCGGCGTCCGACGCGGTTCTCGCGGAGTTGGCGGCCGAAGTCTCTAAGCGCGCCGCGCCGGCCGCTGTTGTCGAAGAAGCCGCTGTCGTGGCCGTCGAAACCGGTTTGCTCAAGTCTTTCACCGCGGCCAAAGGCGAGAAGACACTTGTCGCTCAGCTCGGTCTCGAGAAGGGGATGCGCACCATCTCGCGGCTTTCCTGTCTCATCGAAGAAATCTTCGACGTGAAGATGGCCGTTCACATGGAGGCCAAGGAGGAAAACGACAACTCGCCGCTCCCGGCAATGCTCCATTCGAACCTCGAAGACCTCTGCGCGACCCTCGTGCTGATGGTTCAGGAAGAGACCGCCGAACTGACCCAAGGTCAGAACGTTGATGACATGCTCGTTGTCGATTGGATGGCTTGCGCCGTCGCGCTGCCGGAAGGCGAATTCGAAGCGGTCCGCAAATATCTGCCTCAGCCGTTCGTTGACGCGCTGATCGCCAAGCGCGCTGTTCTCAAAGCTGAGGCCGCGAAGGTAGAACTCGAAAAGGTGGCCAAGGTGGAAGCCGATGTGGCGCTTGCCAAGGTCGCAACCGACTCGGATGAGCTTCGCAAGGTCCATGCTCTCAATGAGGCTCTCGGTAAGAAATTCGAGACCATGTCCGAGCAAATGCTCGATCTACTCAAGAGTGTGAAAAATATCGAGGAGCAGCCACTCCCTCTACCAATTCAGGCCCGCGCCGGCGCCGTCAATAAAGGCGGCGAGGCCGAGCCCGACCAGAACGCCGATTTGACCCGTATGCTGAAGGTCCTCGCGGAAAATCCACAAGCTTTGGCCCTGGCGGCGTTCAAGCAGTCTTACAACGATCCGAAACCCTTCATCAAAGGGCAAGATCGCTAATACCGGAGCGAGCTGATCCGGGGACGGATATAAAGCTCGCTAAATTTGATAACTCGCGGAATGCCTCCGGGGACGGGCTGGCTTCTATCACCACATCGAATAGGAAGGCAATCTAGACGACGCTCCGGGGACGGGCAGGCGACGGCATCTAGGCCAACAACCCTCTCATCCCATTTCAAGGAGAATCCATCATGATTGATGGCGCCGATATTCAAGAAGCTCTGAAATCTATCAAAGCTGCACAGGCCTCCCCCGATCTGAAACTCGGCAAAGCCTCGTCTTTCGTTCAATCCGCCTCCGCTACTTCGGGTCTGACCTACTATGACCTCGAACTCGGCGCGAAGTTCCTCTACCCCGTTCTGACCCCGCTGCGCAACACGACCCCCCGTGTGTCCGGCAAGGGTGGCATCCAGGCCGCTTGGCGCGCAGTGACCAATGTCAACGTCAACGGCATTCGCATCGGCGTGTCCGGCGGCAACCGTAACGCTGCGCAGGTTGTCAGCACCCAGGACTACACCGCTTCCTATAAGGGAATCGGCATCGAAACCAGCGTCGACTTCGAAGCTGAGTATGCTGGCCAAGGGTTTGATGACATCCGGGCGATCGGCGCCAAGACGGGTCTCGAATCTCTGATGCTCGGCGAGGAAGCTATGATCCTCGGCGGCAACGGCTCGCAGGCTCTTGGCGCCCCTTCGACTCCGGTCGTTTCCACCGCCCTCACCGGCGGCGCGATCGCTGCGACTCAGGTCGTTAGCGTCATCGTTGTCGCCCTGACCTTGGATGGCTTCCTCAACGGTTCGCTCGCGGCGGGTATTCAAGGCCGGGTTAGCCGGACCAACGTTGATGGGTCCTCCGACGCGTTCGGTGGCGGATCAAGCGCCAAGTCCACCGCGGCCTCGGTCTCGACCGGCGCTGGCGCGACAAACAGCGTCCTCGCGACGACCAACGCCAAAGCAAACGCGATCGGCTATGCCTGGTTCTGGGGCACCGTCGGCAACGAGCGCCTCGGAGCGATTACAACCATCAACAGCGTGTTGATCACGACTGCGGCGGGAACGTCCACCGGCACCACGGGCGTCCTCGCCTCCGAAGCTCAGTTCTCCGCCGACGCCAGCACCAATTCACTGTCGTTCGACGGTCTTCTGACCCAAGCTTTCGCTCCCGGATCGGGCGCGACCATCTACCAGATGCCAACGGGCGCCGCCGGCATCGGCACTCCGCTGACCGCTGACGGTTCCGGCGGCATCGTCGAAATCGACATCGTTCTGAAGGCGATGTGGGATGGCTTTAAGCTCGGCCCGGATACGATGTGGGTCAGCTCGCAGGAAGCTTTGAACATCTCGAAGAAGATCCTTCAAGGTGGCCAGTCTTCGGCGCAGCGCTTCGTCTTCAACACGGAGCAGGCCAATATCGGCGGCGGCATCATGGTCCGCACCTACCTGAACCGGTTCTCGATGCAGGGTGGTTCGGTCGTGGACATCAAAGTCCATCCGAATATGCCAGCCGGCACGGTCCTCTTCACTTCGGTGTCGATCCCGTACCCGCTTTCCGGCGTCGGCAACGTGATGCAGATCCGGACTCGTCAAGATTATTTCCAGATCGAATGGCCGCTCCGCTCGCGCAAATACGAATACGGCGTCTATGCCGACGAAGTGCTCCAACACTTCTTCCCGCCGAGCATGGCCGTCATCTCGAATATCACCAACGGATAATTCGTCTGGGGGCCTTCGGGCCCCCAGGTCCCCTCAGCACCAGCAACAAGGACCGATTGAAATATGCGCGGATTTGTCAAACTAAAAGCCCCAGATGGTTTCGGCTCGATGAGCTACAACGGACGAGCGATTGATGCTGATCCGGCCGATGGAAGTGTTTGGGTCCTCCCCTCCGAAGTGGACGACCTGAAGTCTCATGGCTTCCGCGACTGGGCCGATGGCTCGGAGGAGCCGGAGGTTGAAGCCATGTCGCACAGCCAGCTTGTTACCGAAGTCATGAAGCGGACCCTCGAGGTTATCAAGGGACTGTCCGCCGACGAGCTGCGCGCGCGCCTCGCCGCCGCGACCCCGTCGAACGGCACTCTGCCCGGCGAAGAGGACGCCCCTGGCAGCCATCTCGTTGTGGACGAGGTGAAGGTTGAGGATATAGCCACGATGCGGCGCCCGGATCTCTTCCGGTTCCTTAAAGGCAAAGGGTTCAAGCTGACCGCCGCGTCGAAAGACGTCGAGTTGCGCGAAATCGCCCTGAGCGTGTTCGAGAAAAAGTTGGCCGAGGTCTTCGTCGAAGATGAGGCCGTTGTCGAAGCGGTTGCGACCCATGTGGAGCCGCCTTTCCCCTTCGGCGAAGGCGCGTAATTCGTGGCGAGCCTCAGCGATCTCACGTCACTCGCCGCCGTAAAGGCGTGGATTGGAAGTGTCGGCACGGGGATGACCAGTGATGCGATTCTGAGTTCGCTGATCACGAGCACCAGTCAGCAGATCCTCACCCATCTTGGGCGAGGGTCTCTTCTTCCGGTGTCTTACTCGGAGGTCAGGGACGGATTCTGGCCGCGGCGAGAAATCATGCTGCGCAGATGGCCGGTTATCGAGATCGAATCGATCTCCATTGACGGAGTTCTGATTCCGCCCGCGCCGCCACTCGTCGCCGGCGCCACGCGGCAGACCGGATGGACGATGGAGCAGGTCGATCCGTTCCCACCTGGCCGCCAGACGACGGTCTATTTCCGCAATCTGACTCGCGGCCACGATCCGCAAGGCACGTTCATTCAATACACCGCAGGCTATCAGCAAACGGAATCCTGGACTGTTCCGGCCTCGCCATTCGCCATCACCCTTTCTGAGCCGCTCGGCGCCTGGGCGAGCGATGCCGGCGTCGTCTATTCTTTGAGCGGGCTGCCGTTAACCCCAGTGGCCGCGAACCCCGCGCATGGCCAATATTCGGTGGCCGGAGGCGTCTACACTTTCAGCCCGGAAGACGTCTATTCGGAGGCTCAGATTTCCTACGGATACGTGCCGTCTGCGCTCGCCGAGGCTTGCACTTCTGCAGTCGGCGATCGCTATGCATATAGGCAGCGCATCGGCATCAACTCAAAGGCGCTGGCCGGGCAGGAAACCACAACCTTTGCTGCGAACGCCCTCTCGATGCACGTCAAATCCGCAATCGATCCATTCCGCTCATTCTTCACGCCAGACTGATATTGCAATCTATTAGATGAACTGATAGATTGTCGTTGTCTATTCTTTGAGGGCGTAAGGGCTTTGATCAAATTCGACGTTGATGATACCGCGATCGTGGCGCGCTTGGGGCGGATGTCCGAGGCTGTCCACGCGGCTGTCGTCGGTGTCGTCTCCAAAGATACCTCTCAGCTTGCTGACATCGTCCGCGACAAGCTCTCCGGCGGCGTTCTTCAGGCCGTGACGGGAAAGCTCCGCGCCTCCATCTCGTCCAAAGTCGACGACGGCGGGACGTCAGTGACGGGATCGGTCACTCAGTCGGCCAGCGGCGCGGCTTACGGCGCCATTCACGAATACGGCGGCATAACTCCACCCCACGACATCATCGCGACGAAGGCCAAAGTGCTAGCGTTTGTATTCGAGGGCAAGCAGGTCTTTAGGCGCGTCGTGCATCATCCCGGATCACAGATGCCAGAGCGCTCATATATGCGCTCTTCGCTCGAAGACATCCGCGAAATATTCATCGCTGATTTGGATGCCGCTGTCCACGCGGCGGTAGGTCGATGAGCCGCGAAGCTGCAGTGATCGCGCTCGAGGATCTTGTTGCCGGCGCCTATCCGTGGGCGACGCCGCCGTCGCGGCGATTGAGGTTGTGGGATTCCGTTCCCGTCGAAATGCGACCTGCTTGCTTCCTCTTTGAAGGCGGCAAGGAGGGATACGTCTGGCAGCAGGGAGTCGAGCCTCGGGTCGAGATCGAGGTCCGCCTGTTTGTCTACATCGACGCGAAAGATCCCAGCGTCGTCGGGTCCTCCGCTCTCAACGTGATCATGGATGCGCTCGATGCGGCGATGGCCAAAGGCCAAGGAAGAGAAGGCCGAAACACACTCGGAGGCGCGGCGTTCTGGGCGCGCATCGCAGGAGACCCGTTCAAAGACCCAGGCGACATAGACGGCGATGGCCTGCTCATCGTTCCAATCAAAATTACACTTTAAACATTTGAGGAGACTAATTTAATGACCACCCCGTTTAGCGCCTTCGGTCCTGGAAAGGTCATTGTGACCCGGACAGATGTTGCCAATGGAACTCCCGTAAATATTGGGTTCTCCCAGGATTTCGAAGTCGACTTTTCCGGCACCATCAAAGAGCTGACCGGTCAGAACCAATACCCTATCGACGTCGCGCGCGGCGTTGCAAAGGTGACAGGTAAAATGACTGCCGCGGTCATCTCCGGCATCGCGTGGAATTCGGTGTTCTTCGGAAACACCTTCGTCCCTGGCGGCTACCAGATGAACGATCTAGAGCCCCATTCGATTCCCGCGATCACTCCGTTCACGATAGTAGTGATGAACGGCGCGACCTTTGACAAGTCCGTCGCTGGTGGGGATCTCGGCGTTATTTACGCCGGCTCCGGACTGCCCTTCCAGAAAGTGGCGACGGCGCCAACAGTTGGTCAATATACGGTGGACCCGACCACGGGTTCATATGCGTTCTCCCTGGCTGATGAAGGGGTCGCGATTCTCATTTCCTACCGTTCGACCGTGACGACTGGTCAAACGCTGACGATCGCCAACAAGCTCCTTGGCAACACGCCCGTTTTCCAGCTCGACTATTACACGGTTCGGAATAACGCGCCGTTCCTTGTTCGCCTCTTCCAATGTACGGGCAGCAAGGTGTCCATGGCCGCCAAACTCGAAGACTTCATGATGCCCGCCTTCGAGTTCAGCTCCTTCGTGAACGCCGCTGGCAACATCGGCGAGTTCATCTACCCGCAGGTGTCCTAATGCGGCCTGATCCGATCACCGTTACGCTGGGGGACCTGGATTTCACGATCCGGCCCCTCACCCTTGGTCAAGTCCGGAAGGTCGAGGAAATCCTTTTGGACCCGGCGCGCGCAGCACGCGGAAACATCCCCGTGGCCATGGACATAGTCGCGGTCGCCCTCCGCCGCGACTATCAAGAGGAGGCCTCAAATATCGACGATCTCGAAGGGACGTCGATGGAGGTCATGCTCGCTCAAGGCGCCATTCTGCGTCTGTCCGGCTTCCTTGAGGCGGGCGAGCCGGGGGAAGAGAAGGCGGCCTAGATAGGGAAGCCTTCTGGCGCCTTACCTATGGTCGCCTGATAGCCGCAGGCCGCTCATACGAGCAGGTCGATGACATGACCGTTTTCGACCTGCAGCTTCTCCTTGAATATTGGGGCGACAACCCCCCAGCAAACGAGATCCTCGCGGCGGTCCACCTCAAGCGGGTCCCCAGGCTGAAGAAAGCTCCTCGCAACAACCTCCCATCGGATCAGTTGCGCCAGCAGAAATGGATCAAAGACCTCGAGGCGTCGCTCGCGGGAATTAAGACGGCGACATAGGGACTAAAATGGCGGATGACATTCGGATTTCCATCGGCGCGGATTCATCCACTCTGCAAGCGCAGATGGACATCACCGCCGCTCAGATCCGTGTCACCACAAAGGCCATCCGCGATATGGCGGATGGCGCTATCGCCCTTGGCGCGGCTACTGATTCCGGTATAATTTCCCGCCTCGGAACTCTTAACGCTACCCTCGACGGGGTTAAGTCCAAAATGGACGCCTTGAAGGCGAGCATTTCGGAGGTGGCCACCGCATCGGCGGGCGCCGGCGGCATCCAAGAGTTCATCAATCAAACCAACGGACTTGATCGTAATTTCCAATCCGCTCGGAGCAGCGCCGCGACTTTCGCGTCTGCTCTTGCGACGCAGGGAGCGACGGCGGCTGAAGCGGCCGTTGCGAACGCGGCGATCGGAGCTTCTGTTCGCACATTAGCCGCTTCCGACTTCGGAGCACTAGTCGCCTCGCTTGCCACACAGCGGCAATCTTTCGCCTCAGCTAAGGAGAGTGCCTCGGTTTTCGAAGCGGCGCTAGGTGACGTCGGCGGGTCCGTCGCCACACTTTCGGGAACGCAATTCGGGGCACTGGTCCGAAACACTGAATCAGCGGGATTGTCATTCAAGTCCGCCCAGGAATCCGCCTCGGTTTTCGAAGCGGCGCTAGGTGACGTCGGCGGGTCCGTCGCCACACTTTCGGGAACGCAATTCGGGGCACTGGTCCGAAATACTGAATCAGCGGGATTGACATTCAAGTCCGCCAAAGAGAGCGCCTCGGTTTTCGAAGCCGCGCTAGGTGACGTCGGCGGGTCCGTCGCCACGCTTTCGGGATCGCAATTCGGGGCACTAGTCGCCTCGCTTGCCACACAGCGGCAATCTTTCGCCTCAGCTAAGGAGAGTGCCTCGGTTTTCGAAGCGGCGCTAGGTGACGTCGGCGGGTCCGTCGCCACACTTTCGGGATCGCAATTTGGCGCGCTGATTCGGAACACTGAATCAGCGGGATTGTCATTCAAGTCCGCACGAGAATCCGCGGCCGTCTTCGGCGCAGAGACGATCACCGTCATTGAGGGGATGACCCAGGCGGGCATCGCCGCGAGAAACGTCGCTTCGGCGCGGGAGGCGATGGATGTCGTCGCAAGGGGTATGTCCTCCGCCGGCGCCGCCGCCTCGGCTATGGCTATCGCCACTGCGACGATTCCGTCGGCGGTCAATTCCGCAGCGAGCGCGGCGCGCGCCGGCATGGTTGGCATGGGCGGCCTCGTGCGCAGCTTGCATGCCGTTACCGATGAAGCGTTGTCAGGGCGCTGGGGCCAGATGTACGGCTCCTTGGCGAACCTAGCCTATCAGGCGCGCGGCATCGGCGTCGCTTTCCTCGCGAGCAATGCCGGCATCCTCAGCCTGTCGGCTGGGTTCCTTACGGCGGCCGGCGCGGCGGCGTATTTCAGCTACAAAGCTCAAGAGGCCAAAAACAACATCAACGGCCTCTTGGTTCAGTCAAACTCGACGGGTAACGCGAACAATTCGTTCGGGTCGGCGAAATCTGATTTCGACGTAGTGAACAAGCTGCCGGACCAATCGTCCGATTCAGCGAATAAATTTACGGCCGCCGTTCTCAAAATGAACGACGCGGGCAATTTGCTCGGATCTGGGCTGTCGCACAGCATCCAGACTGTGGCAGACATGATGCACTCCGACATCCCGGCCGCCACGGATGCCATGTCCGCGGCGTTCACCAAACCTGCGACCGCTGGTCTTGCGCTGATCGATTCCTTGGGCGGAGTGACCGCTGCTGAATCGAACATGATGGCAGCGGCGGCGGCGTCCGGCAACCAGCAACAGCAGCTCGCGATTTTCGTTGGCGCCCTTGCCCGCGTCACCGAGCAAGCCGCCGAAGCCCACAAAGATCTCACCGCCGTTCACACGAGCGGCCTCGAGAAATTCATCGACTCGATCAACGTGTTCAAGTCGTTGGGGCTGTCGGCCGGCATCGCGGGAAATGCCACTGGAAAATTTACAGATGAGGCCCACAAGACCGCGGGAGAATTAGACGCCGCCGCGGACGCCGCGCGTAAACTCGCCCCATCGTTACAGCAGGTGGTTGCGGCGGCGAATTCGATCGCCGTCAAAGACAACCCACTGTCGGCGCAGCTCCAAGAGAACATCGACAAGGCCAACACGCTTCGCACGGCGCTTCAGCGCATCGGGCAGGCGGGTGGCGGCGCGAACCAGATGGGGAGCACCGCCGAGACCGGCGATGCGACTTCCATGATCAAAGGGTTCGAAGGCTTCCAGCCCCAGGCAAAATGGGATGTGAATCATTTCCGCGCCGGCTACGGGTCCGACACGACGACTGATAAAAGCGGCGGCGTTCACAATGTCACCGCCGATACCACGACGACGGAGGAGGATGCGCAGCGGGATCTTTCCCGGCGCGTGGCAGAGTCGGCGACGGCCGCGGCGACGCAGGTCGGCGAAGCGTGGGCAAAGCTCTCTGACCAAGCCAAAGCTTCGCTGACGTCGATCCAATATAACTACGGCCATTTACCGTCTGACGTCGCGAGCGCGGCGCGGACCGGCAGCGACACGGGGATATCGAGCTCCATCCTCGCGCACACGGGCGACAACGGTGGCGTGAATGCGAGTCGACGTCAGCAAGAGGCGGCCAACGTCACGAGTGGAGCGTCGACAAACAATATCAACGATGCCCTGGCCGATACGCAGGATCAACAGCAGAAGATCAACGAATCGATCAAGACCCAAAATGATCTGCGTGCTGGCGGCAGCGCGACCCAACTCGCAGAATTGGCTCTGGCGAAACAGAACGCGGAAGCGGCCGTTGCTCCGGTTGAGGCAGCTCGGCAAAAAGCGGCGGCCTCGCAAACTTATCTTGTGGAGTTGCAGGCTGCCGGCGCCAGCCAAGCGACGATCAACAAGGCGCAGGAGCAAGCGTCGAACGATCAGGCGGCGTTGAACGAAAAGATCTACGAGAGTCGGAAGGCTATCGCGGATTTGGCCGTGACGTCGGTCAAGACAGGCAGCAACGATCCGAAGCAGCTTCGCGATGCGCAGATCGCGTCGGCGAACCTGACCCTTCAGCAATATTCCGACAAAAGAGATCCGCGGAACTCCGCTGCGCAAGGGCAGGTCAAGACGGCGCAGGACACCTACGAGGGCGCTACCGCGAAAACCGCGACCGACACTGAAGACGTGAGCTTCAACGCTGCGCAGAAAGCGTCTGAAGAGAAGATGGCGCTGATCCGCGAAGAGACCAAGACCAAGCAGCTTTCCCAGCAGCAGGGGGCCTCCCAGGAGACGGCTGTCCTGCAGCAAGAGCTTGCGCAAGAGCAGGCGCACTACCAGTCCCTCATGACGATCTGGGGGCAGGGCACTACCCAATTCGACGCCGCCCAAAAGAAAATGCAGGAGTCCGCCGCCCAGAGCGCTCTGCAGATCAACAAAGTTAATTTGCAGAGCGCTCAAGCGATCGCTGAATCCTATGAGAAGGCGTTCGAAAAAGCTGGTTCGACCGCTGCAAGTGCTTTCGTGGGAATCGTCAACCACACGGAGACCGCCGGCAGCGCGCTGAAAGGCATCGCCACCTCGATCGAAAGTTCGTTCGTGCAAGCGGCGGCGAAGATGGTCGCCGATTGGCTTGCGAAACAGGCGATCATGGTCATGGCGACCACGACGGGGGAAGCGACGAAGACCGCAGCGGTTGCCTCCGGAACCGCGGCGCGAACGGCGAGTGAAGGGGCCGGGGCGGCAACATCTGCCGCAGTGACTATCGCAAGTATAACCAAGTCAATTATGGCAAGCGCTGGTGAGACGTTTGCGGGCATCTTCGGCTTTCTATCCCCCGTTATGGGGCCAGCGGCTATTGGCCCTGCCGCCGCTGGGGAGGCAACGGTCGCAGCGGCGGCTGGATCATTTGCGGTCGGCGCGTGGAAACTCCCGAGCGACATGATCGCCCAAGTCCACAAAGGCGAAATGATCGTCCCGGCGAGCCATGCCGACTCGATGCGTAGCGCGCTGTCAGGCGGCGGGGGTGGAAGCTCCGGCGGAGGCCATACGGTTCACGTCCATTACAACGCCGCACCTGGATCTTCTCTGGACACCATTCGCGCCCACGGCAGGGAGATCGCAAAAATGGTCGGAGATCAGTTTAGCAAAAATCCTTCCCTTCGACCGAGCGGATATTGATCAATGGCAGTGCAGACATTTCCGTCGTTCCCTGGGCTGACATTTCCGATCGGGCGTTCGGGGCCAACCTTTGACACAGTGGTCCACGAATCCATCAACGGAAAGCAAACCACGTATCCAAAGCGCATCACTCCGAAATGGCAGTGGACGATTGATTTTGAGATGCTTCGCTCGTCGGCGGCGTTTCTTGAAATGCAGACTCTGGCGGGATTCTACGCTTCTGTGCTCGGCCGCGCCTACACCTTTGGATACACGGATTCAGAGGACAACAGCGCCACGACGCAACTATTCGGGACTGGCGACGGCGTGTCTCTCACCTTTCAGATCTTGCGAGCGATTGGCGGCTTCGTCGAGCCTGTTTATCTCCCGACCGGTTCCCCGACGATCTTTGTCAACGGGACCGCTATGGCGCTGGGAACGGACTACGTGATCAGCGTTTCCGGCGCGGTCGTGTTCATGGTCGCGCCCGCGCACGGAGCGGCGCTGACTTGGACCGGATCGTTCAATTGGCTCTGCCGCTTTGATGACGACAAAGTGGACTTCAGCAACTTCATGGTCGGCCTTTGGGAAGCAAAGAAAATCTCATTTACGAGCGTCATTTTATGAAACCAGCTTCATCAAGTCTCATCGATCTCATGAACACGTTCCGCTCGAATATCGGGGGGTCCGCCTGTTTTTGGGAGCTTTACACCTTCGCCCTCGCGGGCGGATCGAACCTCTATTACACGACTTCGGATTTTGACATTTTTCTTACCGGCGTGACCTTCGTCAGCAAAGGTCCGCGATTTGACACAAATGGGCAAAGAGCGCTGGGACATTGGAAGATCGGCCTTGACGTCGATCGTTGGTCGTTTTCGGTGTTTCCCAGGGCGCAAGACGACATAACGGGAGCGACCTTCCCGGACCTGATCGGGAACACTCCATGGCTCGCCGCCGCGCGGGCTGGCGCGCTCGATGGATCGGCCGTCACGGTGCAGCGGGCTTTCTTTAGCGCACCGGGCCCGACATATCCGATCCCTCCGGCGGGCGCCGTCCCCATCGGGGCCATAACCATTTTCTCCGGTCTGCTTATGGACGTCTCCGTCTCAACCAGCGAAGTGTTTTGCGACGTAGGCGACTTGAGGCAACTCCTATCGATCAACATGCCGCGCAACTATTATCAGCCTGCGTGCCGACACACATTGTTTGACACGGGATGCACGCTCAGCGCAGCGGCCTTTGCGAAAAATGGATCTGTGCTTGCCGGTTCGACGCAGATATCCATCCTTGCCACACTCTCGGCGCCAACGGGCTTCGGGACTTACACCCTTGGACGCATCCTCATGACGAGCGGTAAAAATGAGGGGTTGCAGCGAACCATTTCCAATTGGGACGGAGCCAAAACTCTCGCGCTAATAAACCCGTTCAATTATGCGGTCTCAGCAGGAGACACCTTCACAATATTCCCCGGTTGCAACAAGACTTTGGCGACTTGTGAAGCCGTCAACAACAAAGAAAATTTCGGAGGCTTTCCTTTCATTCCTCCGCCGGAGCAGGTCATGTGATGGACGACGGTATGACAGAGATACAATTGAGAGAGCACATCGTCGCGACGGCGCGCTCTTGGATATCGACGCCTTTCCATGACGGAGCTGCCCTCAAAGGCGTTGGCGTCGATTGCGCCAATCTTTTGAATTGTGTCCTGTCAGAGGCGGGTGCGATCGAGCCGCTCGAAATCGAGCCTTACTCTCCTCAGTGGTTTCTTCATCGGAGTGAAGAAAAATTCATGGGCTACGTTCTCAGGCGCGGCCGAGAGATCGCTGAGTCGGAAGCTTTAGCCGGCGACATAGTGCTCTACAAAATAGGCCGCTGCTATGCGCACGGCGCGTTCATTGTGAAATGGAGTTCTGAAATCGTGCATGCCTACAAAAGCGCTGGATCGGTGATCCGCAGCGGCGGAAGAGACGGCGAACTTTACAACACCCCCGCTAAATTTTTCTCAGTCATCAAGTCGCATTAAAATGGGAAATTGGCTAACCAAAAGCAGCAAAGTAACGCAACTGGGTCCAGATTATTCGCTGACGTCCTTCACGACGTCGCTGATGACTCGTCCGGTGCCGATCGTCTACGGGCAACAGCGCGTTTCGGGCAACGTCATCTGGTATGGATTTTTTCACTACACGACCAGCAATAGCGGCGGATCGGGCGGAGGAAAAGGTGGTGGTGGGGGCGGCGGCGGAAAGGGCGGCCAGGGAAGCACCTTTACCTATTACGTTTCGGTCATCTTTTCGTTCTGCGAAGGGCCCATAAACAGCATCCCGAGCATCTATTACGGGCAGTATCAGCAGTTCTTCCCGTACTATTTCAGCAACGGGATGATTCCGGGTTCGATCACCAGCTTCAATGGCTCGAGTGTCCAGGGGACATGGGGATATATGGACTCCGTGGAGCCGGGCCAGTCGCTCAACTATCGAAACAACGCCACAATAAACATATCGAACCTCAATCTCGGACAGTCGTCATCGCTGACCAACATCAGCGCGGAGATAGTCTCGCCGATAAGCGGCGGCTTCGCCGGCATCGTCGACGCGAACCCTGCGGACATCATATTCGATTTCCTGACGAATGTTGAATATGGCGTGCCGCTTTTCCCAATCAATATCTTGGGAGATCTGAGCGACTACCGGATGTATTGCCGGGCGCTTGGACTTTTCATGTCAGTGTCATTGACTGCGCAAACATCTGCGCAGCAATTTTTGATTAAAATAACTCATGCCTCAAATAGTGAGTTCGTTTGGTCTTCTGGCGTTCTAAAATTGGTGCCGTACACCGATCAAACGGTTACTTCGGCCTTTGGAACGCATGTCGTTTCTTTGAGTCCGATTTATGATCTGACGGACGATGATCTAATGCCCGATCAAAGTTCGCTATCCACCGGCGATTCAGCGGGTAAGTCCCCTATTTCAATCAGCCGCAAGCCGCGTTCGCAAATGATCAATTCGATGGTCGGGTCATACCAGGAGCGCGGGCTATACTACGCGTCTGTGCCGGTCGAGATCCGGGATGAGGGGTCGATCGCCGCCTATAATGTCTTCCGTCCGAGTGACATGCAGCAGCTCGATATGTTCTGCATCCAGTCGGCGGCGGCGCAGTCTCTTGGCTTGCAGCTTCATCGCGCGCAGATTGCTTGCACCTACGGCTTTACCCTTGGCGCCTGGGCGGTCCTGCTTGACCCGATGGATATCGTCACGCTGACCGATCCCCAATTGGGAATGTTCCGCCAAGCGGTGCGCATCACTGAAATCACCGAAAATCAGGATGGGTCGCTCAGCTTTATCGCGGATGAAGTGTTCGGAACGCTGGGTGCGCCGAACTATGGTGCGCAGGCTGCGATGGCGCCCCCGCCGAACACGAATGCTGATCCGGGCCTGGTCAACCCCCCGATATTCTTTGAACCGCCCTATACGCTCGCCAATGGGCTAGAGGTGTGGGCGGCGGTCTCGGGCGTGAACATCACCGTTTGGGGAGGGTGCGACGTTTGGATTTCTTCCGACGACATCACGTACGCCCTCGCCGGAACGATTAACGGCGTTGCCCGAATGGGCGCCACAACCAGCGCGCTTCCATCTGTTACTGAAAGCGACACGGGGCAGACCATCGACGGCACCAGCACGCTTGGCGTCGACCTGACGGAAAGCTTAGGAGGCTTAGTCTCTGTGTCGTCTGCAGCGTTGGTTGCGGCGGACACCATCTGCTACCTGGATGGAGAGTTTATCGCGTTTCAGACGGCGACCCTCACGGCGGCCAACAAATACAATTTGACGACGCTATTGCGTGGCGCCTACGGATCTCCGATCGGTGCTCATCCGGCGGGCGTTCCTTTCACGCGCGCCGACGTGTCGCTCTTCAAGACCCCGTACAAGACGACTGATATCGGCTCTACGGTTTACATGAAATTCATCTCGTTCAACCTCTGGGGCGGCGGCGGTCAAGAACTGAGCAGCGTGCCGGCGTACAACTACAAGATCACCGGATCGCCGCTGCTCTCCCAGATCGCGACGCCTCAAAATCTTCGTACCGTGTTTTCTGCGGGATTCGAAGAATTGTGGTGGGACGAAGTGACAGATTTTCGACCGAACATCCGCTATTTTGTCACGAGCGGAACCTCACCAGGAGGAGCGCAGACGGTCGGCGATCTCGCACACCCTCCGTTCTTGCTGCTCGGCGCCGGAACCTACTATGTGACTGCTTATTGCTCGCCAGCCGTTGGTCTGACCGCGACGAGTCTGCCGTCAGCCCCCGTGTCTGTTGCCGGCAATATGCTCATCGCCAATTCTCTCGTCATACGCGATCAGCAGGCAGAAGGATGGCCCGGCACAAAAAGCAATATTGTCGTCGACGGAGCTTCGCCGAACCAATTCCTCGCGCTTGACGCGGCGACTGCGGGGCCTCTGGCGGAAGCCCTATACACGATTCCCCTTAGTCAGATCGTCAACCTCGGATATTTTGGCGTACTCGCGCTCAACGCAACCTGGCTAGCGACAGGAATCGGGGCTAACGACAACATTCTCAGTATTGCGGATTTTCTCGCGCAAACTGACGTTTTCGGCGCGAAGAATATCCAATACGTCTTGTGCTCTATTGAAGTTCAGATTGGCATCTCCGACGGAGCGGGAGGGATTACATGGGCACCGTGGCAAAAATTCATTCCCGGCAATTATCAAGGCCAGTATGCGAATTTCAGGGTTCGATTTAGCTCGAGCAACACCAACGTTATTCCGGTTCTTGTGAATTTCAGCTTTCAAGCCGCGGTGCCGGCGCGGATTGATCATTACCAAAATATCAGCGTCGCAGCGGCAGGGACGACGATCACGTTCATACCGGACGGCGGATCAGTCCCCGGCGCGTTCAACGGCGGCCCGAACGCGGCGGCGCTGCCTTACGTCAACGTCAGCTTCAATAACCAAGCTGGCGACGTGCTTCAGATCAGCGCGCTATCGCTGTCATCCGTCAAGGTGCAAGTGCTCAACGGAGGCGTTGGGGTGGCGCGCACGGGACTTAATATTGATGTGGAAGGATATTGAAATATGTTTTCGAAGTTACGGTATATTTTCGCGGGTTTAATCATGACGCTCGCGCTATTTGGAGCAAATGATTTAAAGGCCTCTCAAGGAAGCGCCTGCTTGCCTCTTACGGGGGTCATCGACGGCGTCGATTACACGACTAATATAAACGCAGCTCTTGCGGCTCTTCTGTCCTCCAATAGCGGCGGCACTGTCCCGGCAAATGGCTGCGGCGCGGCTCCTGCTGGGCAGGTCTGGTTAGACACCAGAGGCGCGTTTCCTATTTGGCGTGTTCAGGATGGGACTGTTGCGCTCGGCATGGGCGCGATCGATTCCACCAACCATGTTTGGATGCCGAACATTGGCGGCGGGATCGCGACCATGGCTTCCGCTGCAACGGATGATCTTTGCAGCATTCCGCAATCGTCGATCTCGATTTCCGGAACGACGCCGATCACGTCATTCGGATCGAGTTGCGGCATCGGACAGGCGAAGTTTTTGAATTTCTCTGGCGTAACCACGATTACCTACGGTATATCGACGATATTGCTGCCGACCTCGGCGAGTATCACGACGAAAGCCGGAGATCAGGCGATCGCGCTTTATACCGGCGGTGGGGTTTGGCGCCTGGCCGACTATACCCGCGCGGATGGCTCACCGCTGCTGACTACAACGTTGCCGTCGATTCACTTTGCCGGCGAAGTCATCCACATGCGTATCCCGACGTGCCCGTTAGGATCAGTGCCGGAGGATGGCGCGGCAATCTCGCGGACGGCGAACCCCGCGCTCTTTGCCGCCTACGGCACGAATTGGGGAATTGGGGACGGCGTGACCACTTTCAACGTCCCGGACTCTCGAGGATATGTTGATCGCAATTGGGGCAGTGGAGCAAGCGTCGACCCTGGGCGCGTTTTTTATACGACTCAGGCTGATCAGATTCAAACTTTTTCCGTGAATGTTCTGAGCGTCGTTGAGGGCGGAAGTGGCTCGGGCGGATTCCAGAACAGCGGCGGCGGGGCCTTCGCGCTCACGTCTTTAGTCACCGGAAACCGAGCTACCAGCGCGGCTATTAGTGGTCGATTTGGCTCGGAAACCCGAATGACGAACATCACGGTTTGGAATTGCGATTGGACCGGCAATCTACCCTAACGAGCATCTCATATTAGTGACTTCAATCTATTACATGATCGAATAGGAGGAAAGGCCCTGACAAAGTTTTGGATTTTTTTATCTATTTGCGCGGCCCTATTAATTGCCCAGGTCATCAATGTTCGCGCCGAAACCTGCAGGGCGTCATTTTACGGAAGGGAGAGTGGCACACATACCGCCGACGGCCGGCGGTTCAATCCAAGTCGGTTCTCGGTCGCTCTGCGCTCTTACGATTTCGGGCATCACTACCGGGTCTCATTAAGGGGCCGCGTCGTCGACGTGGTTCACAACGATTGGGGCCCGGCCAGGTGGACCAGTCGATGCGCGGACCTGAGCCGCGGCGCGGCGGAACGCATTGGCATGATCAAAGATGGCGTCGCGACCGTTCACATCACGAGGATAGATTGATGACTTTCAACACCCAAGATTATTGGCCCAGCCCGGCTCCCGGCGACGCGCAATTCAACGTCGTCGGGGACCGCACGTTGAAATATTGGCTCGATCCAACCTATCCCGGCGTCGTCCGTATGGATGAATTTATGGGCGCCGATCGAGTTTTGAACGACTCATGGCTGTATGCCTTCACGAGCCAGGGGATTCTCGAGGTCGCTGACGTCTATCCAGACGGGAGGGTGACACGGATGACTCCAGGAAAGGAGATTCAATGGGGCAGCACTTCGCAGAGCCTCGGAGACGTGATCTCCGCGCCCTGCGAGATAGAATCTCTGATCCAGACCGTATGGAGCACGGGCAATCAGCTCCTCTATTTCGATGCGATTGTCGACTTGGACCTGCCGGGCAGGGGAACGACGCCGGCTCTGCGGATTCTGAACCTCCAATCGTGGAGCGCGATCGGGAAGGCCGACTTTAGCAATCCCGTTCGCTATTACATGGTGCTCGGGCTCGGCTTCGTCGGCTTCGATTGGTTCTCTGGCACTTGGCTGCCGCAAACCTGCCGGTCCATCACCTTCGGCAAGGTCAGCGATCCGCTTCCCCCGTGGGGAGGGATTCCGCCTTCTTGACGCTCCTATCTATTCGATGTATGGATAGACCGTTGAATTAATCGAATAGAAGGCGCGGCGTTGTCAGCTTCAATCCCATCGGCAAAGACCCCTTTGCAGCGTGATTGCGCGGAGCTGTTCGGCAACCCGACTTCGGCCGGGTTTGCCGTGCGCAATATCATGCGCATTCCGCCGCCTTTTCCGATGTTTATGGGCGAGATCCCGATCAAGTCGATCTCGCTCAACAAGGTTTGCGCTGATTCATTTGATCGCGTCCTGAAGAGTATCTGGAAGGCCTGCGACCAAGATCTCGGAAAGCTCAGGGCGACACACGCCGATCTCTTCTCCGGTTCGTGGGTCGTTCGTTCGATGCGTGGCATGAAGACTGTGTCGATGCACGCCTACGGCCTCGCCGTTGATTTCGATGCCCCTGAAAATCCACTCGGCGCCGCGCCGGGTGGCCATGAGCACAGCTTCACTGAAGACTCGATCGTCGTGAAGACCTTCGAAGCCGAGGGTTGGACTTGGGGCGGCCGTTGGCACGGGCGACCGGATGGAATGCACTTTCAATACGCGAGGGTAAGTTGAGCATCTACCCCGGGCCAATAGCGGGCGCGCTGCTCATCGGCGTCATCGGAATGGGCTGCTTTCTTTTAGCCGGCGCACTTCCCCGAGGGCGCGTTGGAACGGGCTTCGGTATTGCCGTTGTCGTTTGCACGATCGTCTCCGCTGTTTTGGTTTTCGCCCCTTTTATTCTTGCAGAAATTTTCGAGAAACGGATCTGAAATGACCAACGTATGGGATAACATCAAACGCAACTCGCAGACGTCGCTCTTCGGCGGCACCGGCATTCTTGCGGGTGTTGCGGATTTGCTGGCTTATGCGGTGAACCGCCAGCTCTCTCCGAATTGGCACGTCGACCTCGGGTTCATCCTGTTTGGCATCGTCGGGCTCCTCGCCAAAGATGGCGACAAGACCGGCACGGCTGCTCTTCCGAACGTTGGCAAATGAGCTGGCTCGGCTCAATCATCGGGTGGCTCAAGCCTGCGGCCACGACCATCGCGGCAACAGTTTCGGCCGTCGAGACTGAAGCCGCCGCCATTCCGGCTGTGGTTAAGACCACCGTCGCGGATGTGACCAACGTCGTCACCGCGTTGAAGCCTATCAGTTCGGACTTCGCGGCGCTCGAAGCCGCATGGAAATCGAAGGACCTTCAGGCTGAACTCGCCGCCGGGGCTCCAATCATCGAGAGCCTCCTCAAAGCCATCGCCGTCGTCTACCCGCCGGCCGCGGCCGCCGAGGAAGCGGTTGTAGTGGTCAGCGATGTTTTGGCCGTGGTCCTCCCGACACTTGTCACTTGGGTATCGACGCTCAAGCCGGACGGAAAGGGAGGCCTCATCTCCGAATCCTGGGCGACCGATCCGTCCCATCAACTCGATGCGAACGGCAACTTCACGCAGAAGGGAATCTTTGGGCTGTGATGAAGAAAATCGCAATCGCGATCCTCATAATCGGCCTTGGTCTCAGCATGGCCGGCTGTAGGTCGGGCATCCTTAATCTTGCCGACGTCGTGATCGAGGGCGCCACACATTCCTGTCAGCAAACGGGCGACTGCTAAGCGCAATGGCCGCGATCCTCCTCAAGGTGTTCCAACTGACGAAGCGCGAGTATTTCGCGGACTTCTTCATCACGCCGCCACTAACGCTGGCGTTGATGGGGTATTCGCTGCTTCACAGCTTCGGACCCTTGTGGTTGCCTGGATTCGTCCTCGGCCTGCTCGCCTGGACTTTCTACGAATACGCAACCCACCGTTGGGTTCTGCACGAGTTACAAGTCTTCCGCGCTGTTCACTGGCTGCACCATCGCAATCAGAAAGAATACATCGCGGTTCATCCTCTAGTGACCGTGGCCATATACGCCGCCATGTGGATTTTGTTTGGCCCCCGAAGCAGTGCTTTCGCACTCGGGTTTTCCGTCGGCTACGTCCTCTACTCCTTCGAGCATACGGCCTTCCACTACGCCGATATTCGCAAAGGAAATCCGCTCTACGGCGCCAAATTGCGGCACGTCGCGCACCATCGATTTCATACGGTCAACTACGGCGTCACGACTGGCGTATGGGACCTCCTTTTCCGTTCTGAAAATATTTCAACACCAATCAAATAGGAGACAAAAATGCGTTTTGACCTCAAGAAATTTACCGCTCTCACCTGCGCGTGTGCCCTGGCCATTGGTCTCGGCGCCTGTTCGTTCGACTCGGTTGTCACGGGCATCGACGCCGGTCTGACCACTGTCATCAGTGGTCTGAATTCGGCGGCTCTTGCGAAGCTCATTCAAGATGCCGAGAAGCTGGGAATGACCGTCGCTTGCGACACCGCCAACGTAGCCGCCTACGTCGACGATCAAGCCTCCGGCGATGTGGCCATTCAAGTTCTTGCCGGTCACGTCTACGCAGCTTCCGCGGCCGATTGCACGAAGCTCGGCGGCATCCCGAACCCGCTGTAATGGCGCTGCATTTGGCAGCAGCGAAGGTCTTGCTCGTCAAGGCCTCGCTCATGTTCCTCGCCTTGGATGGACGGAGAGTCCCCCAGGACGTGGAAATCGACCGATCCGCCTGCGGTACCCACTACCAGGGGGCCGTCTTCCAGATGGGACAGCGCATCCCCGGAACCTTCCGCGTCGTCTGCGGCAAGGAGGGAAAATGAGAAACGTACTTGCCGGTGTCGGCGTCGCGGCGATCTCCCTTTGTTTGATCGGCGTAGCCTACAAATTATTCCTCTCCTTCATCGCGCCCCTCCTGGGTCCCTAACGCCCGACCAGTCCACTCATCGGCGCCCGCCGGAAAGATTCGATATGCCTCCGCTGACCGAAGACCAGGTGAAGGAAATCGTCAAGGAAACCGTCAAAGAGACCCTCCGCGAATTTCTTTCAGGAATGGGAATCGATGTCTCAAACCCGCTTCAGATGCAGCGCGATTTTCATCGCCTCAAGGAGTGGGGGGAGACGATGGAACTGATTAAATCCAAGACGATCGGAACGCTCATCTTGGTCCTCATAACAGGTTTCATCGGCTTCCTTTGGGTAGCGCTGAAAGATCATTTTCCGACTGTCCCGCATATCAACGGCGGCTAATTTTTTGGAGACGTTTTAATGCCCATGGTGAATGTAGTCCCGCCCGCTGACGGTAGCCGTAACAGTGTGACCGTCAATGGTCGGACCTACACGAGCACGCCGGGAACCTCGATCAGTGTGCCCGATTTCGATGCGGAAGTTCTACTGGCCAACGGTTGGCAGGAGTCCTTCACTTCCTCCGGCGGCGGCACCAGCGGCGGAGCGATCACGATCGCTGATGGAGCAGACGTAGCTCTTGGCTCGATGCAAGACCCGGCTTGGGACGGAGTTCAGTCCTCCCCCTCATTGATGGCCATGACAAAGGCCTATGTTAATACTCTGCTGGCAGCCTATGGCCTCGCGGGGGTTCCCTCGTCCCAATTCGCAACGATGCAGGGCGGCCCTGGTGCCTTTCCCGTCAACGTCACCGCGAATCCTCTGCCCGTCGATAACGTCGGCGCACCCTACGCGACCTATTCAGTGTCCGTCCCCAATGTAGCGATCGCCGCGGGAATGACGGACATCATGACGATCTCCGGATCAACAACAAAGAAGGTCGAGCTGCTCAAGGTCAAAATCAGCGCCGTATCTGGCGCCTTGGCGCTCGCCGACCTTATTCTCGTCAAGCGCACCACCGCGAATGCTGGCGGCACGCTCGGCGCTGCGATAGTTCCAGCCCTGAATGACAGCAACGATATCGCTGCGAGCGCGACTCTGAAGGTTTATACGGTCAGCCCGACAACTCTTGGCACCTCTGTCGGCAATGTCGATTCTCTGAAGTTGACTCTCGATGCGACGACGGCGCCGAGCAACGGCATCCCCGCCGAAATGTCGCCGGCGCAGGGTGGCAAGCCTTGGGTTTTGAATTTGGGAAACGAGTCCTATTGCCTCAACTGGAATGGGCAGGCGACCGCCGCGACCGCAAACCTCACCTTCATTTTTCGGGAGCGTTGATCGATGACGCGCCCCGCGCCCATCATTCTCCCGACGCCGCCTTTTGATACGACCGGGCTGCTGGCGTGGTGGGATGTCACAAAAACAGGCTTCACGCTGACTGACAGTCTTGCGGCGCCAACCATCAGCTATATCGCTGATTTGACCAATAACGGCTACGATTGGGCGCAACCGATCAAGACGTTGCAACCGCCGAAGGGCGTGAACGGCGGCCCGTTTTTTAACGGCGCCGGCGTCATGAGCTTGGTGCGTCAAGACCTGTTCAATGGCCTCAATGCAATCACTGTTTACGCGCTGCTGAGGCCCGATCTCAACCCCGGCGGCTCCGCGCGGACCCTTATTCTTTGCTCGCAGAGCGCGTCAACGACCTCCCCACCTGGCACCGGCGGTATAAGCCGTTGCGAGCTATTTTTGAGCAACGGCAGCACCGGGCGCAAACCATATCTGGCTTCCTCCGTGCGTGATGGCGTCGTCAACACGACATTGACGACCGCCAATCAATCTGTGGGCGTCGCCAACGGCGGCGCTCTTACCGATGTGGTGACTAAGGTTAGCATCGGCTGGGAAGTCGATATCAGGCAAAGCCCGGCGACCTATGCGAGCTACCATAACGGCGTGCTCGATACGACGCAGACATGGACTCCCACGGAAGCATTCCCTTGGGCGCTGAACAACAACAACCCTGGCGGCAACGGCATAATCATGGGCGCCAATTCCATTACTGTTCCGGCTGGGTGGCTGTTTGCAGAGTTCGTCGCAGGATTTGTTCGGGCCGGTATCCCCACTCTAGCGCAGCGCGCGACTTATGACGCTTACTTTGCGAGTTTCCCATGACGCAATATCTGAGAGGGCAGCAAGCCTACGCGGCGACGACATCCATCGTTGCCCAAACCGCGTCGAGCGAGCTGCAAAATCTTTCGTATCTGAATGCGAGGCTTCAACAGGTTGCGCCTTTTCGCGGGACCGCAATGCTGAGCCAATCATTCACGCAGAGCGGCACCGCGCGATGGACGGAGCTGCCGGATGCGCTCTATGCGTCGCTCGTAGCCGCAGGCTACGCGCCGCAACCGGGCGATACCAGTCAGAATACCGCACCGACGCCGGCGCTCTCGCTCAACTCCAACCTGGTTAACATCTGGAACCCTGGCGTTCACCGGCAGATCAACATCTTTCTCGGCGACTCGATCTCCGCGTCTGACATCGGCGGCGGGACGTATCCATTAATGTCAACCCCTGCAGTTGATTTCTTTGCGCAGCCGATCCTTCAGATGGGCGTTCCATATATTTATAAGCTTGGCGGCGGAGATACTCAGGGGCCAGCCTTTTGTTACACATGCTCCTCACTGACTGAACCGCGAAGCCGTATCCATTATAAGTTTGGGCAGGATAGCTGCCGGGCGAGCAATATTCCCGCTGGACCATGGGGACCAGCCTTCGCCTATGTTCAGGGCAGCCCCTGGGCGGAAGCGATCGTCAATTTCTTGTCGTCGCTCGTCGTGTTTCCAGGACAGCAAGTCAACTTCACCATCTGGCTCGGGACGAACGACTTCAACTACGCTGATCTGCTCGGCAACCCTGGGCTTGGGTCCGTTCCTGTCGGGACGCCCGGCGCGGCGTTCGCGAAGTCGCCAAACTACATCACCAACTCGCTGATTCCACTGATCACCGCCTGCAAATCCATCGTTCCCGATTCGAATGTAGTTTGGATCGGTCCGATTCAGCGCGGCGCGAGTGTTTCAGAGAACGCCAAGTTCGTCGAGGCGATTGATTACGTTCAAGCCAACAAGGCGGCGCTTCTTGTCGACGAGGTCATCGACACCCGAACCTTCCTTCATTTCGATCCGAGGGTTATATCCAACTCGAACGATCCTCACTGGTATCAGAACGACGGCACGCATATGACGCCGGCGGGATACATAGACCGCGTAAATGGGATTCCCGCTCGAGTGCTCGCGTGCTTGGATCGACTGCTCGGATATTAGCCTAAATCATCAGTCAAACCGGCAGGCGCAAGGTGGTTGTCACTATCCGTGACCATCTATGCCGGCGCAAGCGGCGCCCTCGGCCCCCAATAAGCCGCGGCGTATTCATCGGATAGATTGACTCATCTATTTGATGAATGTACCGTCTGTCACATCAACTAATAGACGGACGGAGATTCCGCTTTGGCGCTAACGAACATAGAGGCCGCGAAGATTGATATCGCGGCCGTAGAGGGCGCTTTGCGCGCTGGCTTCGCCGGCATCGGTGAAAAACCCGCAGCAAGAACCCCCGGCGCCATCGCAATCGCTGCTTCTCAGCTCAGGATTCCCCGCAGAACTTTGGCCTCTCGTGTCGCTCCCGGCGGCCCCTATGAGCGCCTCGGGTTGAAGGTCGATTGGGAGATCGGCCCCGATCCAGAAGAGCCAAACGAAAAGCTGAAAGAGTTGCCTCGCCGCGAGCCTCTTTGGGCCCGGCCGCGCGGCAAAGAATACGCGCTCCTCACATCGGCGCAGAACGACACAGACGTCAATCGGCCCTTCCTCGATAACCTTCGCGCCTACGCGGCGCACCTCGGCAACACGCGAATTCTATGTGCGCCGTTCACCTATCAAACCGCCATGGCGGACGAACGCGACCGCAACGAAAAAAAGAAAACGAAGCAGGAATATCGTTGGTCTCCCGAAATCCAAGACGTGCTCGTGAGGGAGCGCACGACGATCGGCAGCGCAATCTTTTGCGCGGAGATGAACACCTTGCCGACGGCGAACCGTCCGCTGTCTGGGCTCGCCACTTACGGGCAGAGCCGCAACGCAATCTTTCCGCACGCCAAGGTTGGCCTAGAGACCATTCCTGCGGCGCACAGCGACCTGCCGCCAATCATCATGACGACCGGCACATGCACGGTTCCGAATTACACCGATACGAAGGCCGGGCATAAAGGCGTCTTCCATCATGTCTACGGTGCCGTGATCGCCGAGATAGGTTCGGACGGGTTTACGCCGCTGCGTCATGTCCTCGGAATGACCGACGGATCGTTTCAAGATTTCGACGTTTGCATCGACAGAAATGGCCATGTGACGACGGGCAATCGAATCGAGGCCCTCACCTACGGCGACATCCATAGCCCCTATCTGGACCCCGAATGCGCGATGGCGAACTGGGGATTCGACGTCGAGTCTTGGCGGCGGACCGGCGATGGGATGTCCGACTTCCTTCGTCCGCGCTATCAGTTCTTCCATGACTTGATTGATCACGCCGCGATCAGTCATCACGACGAACACAACACGCTTATGCGCTACAAGCGCTACGTGGCCGGTCAGTACCTTTTGCAGAGGGAGATCGACCAAGGGGCACGGCTCCTCCAAGAGACGACACGCGAATTTTCACAGAGCATCGTCGTTCGAAGCAATCACGATCGATGGCTGAATAAATGGCTCGACCGTTGCGATCATCGCAAGGACCGAGCGAATGCCCTCACTTATCTCGAATTCGAGCTGGCCCGCCATCGCGCGATCGCCGAAGGAAATGCAGAATTCGACATTATCCATCACGCTTTGCGATCTTCCAAAGCTGCGCGGATAGACGATGTCATTCTGCTTCGCGAAGGGCAGGGATTCCAGATCTGTCAAGCGCACGGCGGCATTGAGTGTGGTGATCACTTTGATCTAGGCCCCAACGGGTCGCGCGCAACGCCGACATCCCTGGCCCGAGTCGCCGGTAAGGCCAGTGGTGGTGACAAGCACTCCCCTGGAATCTGGGACGGCGTCTACATCGCCGGAGTGAGTTGCTTGCTGCGCCGCGAATTCAACCGCGCGGGCCCCAGTTCATGGAGGCAGGCCAACACCGCAGCCTACTCGAACGGTAAGCGCGCGCTCGTCTTCATCGAGAACGGCCGATACCGCACCTAAAATTCCGCAACGAAGGAGGATGATGTTGATGAGAGGTCCCTGCGCAAAACAGGTCGTTCGCGCGACCATCGTCGCTTTAAATGGTGATAGATTTTATGGCGAGAACGACTGCGCCAATCCACAAGAAATCTGCCCGCGCGGCGACATGCCAAGTGGCGTCGGCTACCACCTTTGCAAAGACATCTGCAAGCAGGGTGCTCACGCCGAGGTCTCCGCCATAATCGCCGCCGGTCCGGATGCGATTGGAGGCAAGCTATACCTCGAAGGGCATACCTACGCGTGCAACTCCTGCAAGGCCGAGAGCGAAGCTGCAGGCATCAAGGAAATCATCATCGCGTCTCCCCCGGAGTTGTTCCAATGAGCCACTCGCTAACGAAGGAACTCGCGCTTGCTCAAGCCGTAGCAATGCAGGGGACTCACGACTACCGCGGGCCCCGGCTTGTCTCGTTTGTCGGCGAGATCGGCGCGGGAAAATCCACCGCCGCGAAGTACCTCGTCGATAAAGTCGGCTTCGAATATACGCGCTTCGCCGGTCCCATTAAGGACATGCTGAAGTCGCTCGGTTGCACACATGAGCAGGTCGACGGCGCGGAGAAAGAGACCCCCGCAGAGATCCTTGGCGGCAAGACGCCGCGCTACGCCATGCAGACGCTTGGGACCGAATGGGCCCGCCAGTGCATGGGTGCTGACTTTTGGATGACGATCTGGAAATCGCGCGTCCAGACGCGGTTGGATCGCGGCGGCTTTGTTGTCGTCGACGACTGCCGGTTCGCGAACGAAGCACAGGCCGTGCGCGATCTAGGAGGGGTTCACATTCGGATTGCTCGCTCTTCCGTTGTTGAACGAACCGCGGAGCATGCGTCCGAAGGCTACAAAGTCAGGCAGGACGCGATAGTCTACAACGAAGGAAGTATTAGCGATCTACAGAATTGGATCGACGAGTTGCTTGCAGTATTGCGACAAGGCCCGTCTCCCTATTCAACCCATTAATTCCAAATACATTTAGGAAGGAATCAATTTTAATGTTCCGCAACCCGCTTGCGTTGGCGATCTTCAACCAAAAATATCCCCACGAAGGGGCTGAAACATGGCCCGAACTCTGCAACACATTGGTCGAGGATGTCTGTAGGACGGAGATGCCCAAGGACGAGAAAGCTCAACTCGTCCAATTTATGATCGATATGAAATTTATCCCCGGCGGCCGCTACCTTTATTACGCGGGCCGCAAGGCCAAGTTCTTCAACAACTGCTATTTGTTCAGGTCGCAAGAGGATACTCGGCAGGATTGGGCCAACACGTCTTGGAAAGCCGAATCCGCGCTTATGACGGGCGGCGGGATTGGGAACGACTATTCGATCTATCGTCCTAAAGGTGCGCCCCTTGGGCGCACCGGCGGAACCGCATCTGGCCCAATTCCAAAAATGGAGATGACCAACGAGATCGGGCGCCGCGTCTTTCAGGGGGGCTCGCGGCGCTCCGCGATCTATGCATCCCTCAACTGGCAGCACGGCGACGCGCACGAACTGATCACTCATAAGGATTGGCACAAGATCAAAGTGCCGGGGACTGATCTGACCGTTGCGGATATTAAGCGCCTCGACTTCAATTGGCCGGCGCCGCTCGACATGACGAATGTGTCACTCAATTACGACACGGATTGGATCGAGGGCTACAAGGCAACCGGCGACGTCAGTGGAATATTCACTGACAACGTCTATCAGGCCTTGAAGACTGGCGAGCCTGGTTTCTCGTTCAACTTCTACGACAAGGAAAACGAGACCCTCCGTAACGCCTGCTGCGAAGTGACGTCCGAGGATGACAGCGACGTCTGCAACCTCGGGTCGATAAATCTTGGCCGCATCGCCGACACTCGGGATCTGCGCGAAGTTGTTCGCCTTGCGTCCCGCTTCCTGCTCCTCGGAACGCTCCGCGCCGACCTGCCATTCGAAAAGGTCTACAAGACGCGCGAGAAGAACCGTCGGCTGGGCCTTGGCCTCATGGGCGTGCATGAGTGGCTGCTGCAGCGTCGATACCGCTACGAAGTCACGCCAGAGCTTCATGAGTGGTATGCCGTCTGGAAGGAAGAAAGCGACCGAGCCGCCGATTCATTCGCCGACACCCTCGGGATCAGCCGGCCGATCGCCAAGCGCGCCATCGCGCCAACCGGAACCATCGGTCTCGTCGCCGGCACGACCACCGGCATCGAGCCGCTGTTCGCGGTCGCCTACATGCGACGCTACCTTAAAGACGGCACGAACTGGCATCACCAATATACTGTGGATTCGACCGCGCAACTCCTCATCGATCAAACCGGCGTTGATCCGGATACGATCGAAACAGCGATCGACCTCTCGGCAGACCCGGAGCGCCGGATCAAGTTCCAAGCGGACACTCAGGATTATGTCGACCAGGCGATCTCGTCGACCATTAATCTACCAGAGTGGGGGACGGAGTTGAACAACGAGGACAAGGTCGTTCCGTTCGCGAAGATCCTCGCTAAATACGCGGAGCGGCTGCGCGGCTTCACCTGCTATCCGGATGGCGCCCGCGGCGGACAACCCCTCACCTCGGTCCGCTATTCGGAAGCCAAAGATCTGCTCGGTGTGGAATTTACCAAGGCTATCCAGTCGCATGATATTTGCGATATTTCGGGCAAAGGTGGGACCTGCGGCGGATAGTCGGAGGACCGCATTGATCGGAGAAAAGGCTCGCGAGCGATCGCGGGCCTTTTCTTTTAGGACCCAAAAGCCCCTCGATGGGGCCAAGCGGTCCGCCGGGTTTGTCCTGACCTGGGCGGTTCAGCGGCCGGCGATCGCGCGACGGAGGAGCAAGCTGTACCCGATCCTGTACCCGAAGCCAAAAAGACCTCGGTGGTAAATCGGTAACATGCTGATAATAGAGGTAAAAGTTATGTAGCCTTGGTCTATGGCTACCCTCATTCGTAATGAGGGGGTCGGGGGTTCGAATCCCTCTTGCGGCACCAAATCACCGTCCGGCAGCGTCCGAGAATGTCTGTAACATACTGAAAAGAAATAGTTTATGGTCTAGCATTGGTCCGATAGCGTCCTTTGACGTGCGTTGATATCCGATCAAAAAGTTGGTACATTTGTTGGTACAACGTCGATACCAACAAAACAGATACCAACATGGCCCTTACCGATATCGAAATTCGCAAGGCCAAGCCCAGCGAGCGCCTCGTCAAGCTATCGGATGGCGGTGGCCTGCAATTATGGATCATGCCGGATGGAGCCAAGCGGTGGCGCCTCGCTTATCGGTTCGGCGGGGGGCAAAAAACACTCGCGATCGGCGTCTACCCCGCGACGGGCCTCCGCGAGGCGCGAGACGCGCGGGAGGAGGCGAAACGGCTTTTGGCCGTTGGAACGGATCCGTCTCTTGTGAAACAGCTTGCCAAGGCAACGAAGGCCACCGCGTCCGCGAATACATTCGATGCAATAGCCGCCGAGCTTCTGGAGAAGAAAAAGCGAGAGTCGAAAGCTGATCGGACCGTGGGTAAGCTCGAATGGCTGCTCAGTCTCGCGCGGCCGGCGATAGGCTCACGTCCAATCGCCGAGATCACCGCGCCGGAAGTTTTGGCCGTCCTGCGCGGGGTCGAATCGCGTGGAAGGCATGAAACGGCCCGGCGGCTCCGCGCAACCATCGGGCAGGTTTTCCGATTCGCAATCGGGACCGGCCGCGCTGAGGCCGATCCTACCGGCGCCCTAAAAGGCGCACTAACCACTCCGACAGTTCAGCATCGGGCAGCCATTATTGAGCCCAAGGCGTTCGGCGGTGTTCTCCGTGCCATTGCGACCTATGAGGGGACGCCGGAAACGCGCGTGGCGCTCGAATTGGCTGCCCTGACCTTTGTTCGGCCCGGAGAACTTCGTGCGGCGGAATGGGCGGAGTTCAAAATCGAAGCAGCCGTCTGGTCGATACCGGGCGAAAAAATGAAGATGAAGCGTCCGCATCTCGTGCCGCTCTCCTCCCGCTCCGTCGCCATTTTGCGGGAACTTCGGACGATGACCGGGCACGGGAAGTACCTTTTCCCGTCCGTCCGCTCGGCGGCGCGGTGCATGAGCGAAAACACGATCAATGCGGCGCTTCGCCGTCTCGGATTCGCGAAAGATGAAATGACTGGCCACGGCTTCCGTTCGGCCGCGTCTTCGATCTTGAACGAAAGCGGCCTATGGAACGCCGACGCCATCGAACGTCAACTCGCCCATGTCGATAATGATAGCGTCCGCCGGGCCTATGCCCGCGCCGACTTTTGGGACGAACGCGTCCGCATGATGGCGTGGTGGGCGGATCGCTGCGATGAACTGCGGCGTGGGAGCATTGTGGTGCGCTCCGAGCATTAGTCTTATGCAGCAAATATGGGTCCCCAATTGGCAGATCGGCTCACAAAAGAAGTTCGCAGTCGTCTAATGCGCCAAGTCAAAGGGCGCGATACAAAACCCGAGCTCGCGGTGAGGTCGGCGTTGCATCGTGCCGGTTTTCGATTTCGCCTTCATCGGCGTGACCTGCCTGGACGCCCGGACATCGTATTGCCGAAGTTTAAGACAGCCATCTTCGTTCACGGTTGTTTTTGGCATGGACACGACTGCCCGCGCGGCAAATTGCCAACTACTAACGAAGTCTTTTGGGCGACAAAAATCTCCGGCAACGTCCGCCGGGATAATGCAAGCTCCGGAGCCCTCCGTGAACAGGGCTGGTACGTGATAACGATATGGGAATGTCGCCTGTCAGAGAATTTGGCGAAAACCATCGATTTACTGAGGACAGCGGGAAATTCCCTACGAATCAACTCTCAATGGAATTGACAAGATAACTCGCGAAATATCGCGCAAGCCGTGGAGGCACAGCATTGCCGATCATCCGGGCGATCGGCTCGATCTGTTCAGTCGGATGAAAAACGTAGTTGTCGGGGAATGATTGAAGTATGGCAGCTTCGCGAAGGGAGATGCCTCTGTTTTGCTTGGCGTCATAGTGACCAAATCGGCCGTTCGAAATGCTGTGACATTTGGTCGTAATCGTAGGCGAAGGTCTATCCGGGTGCATGCGCGTATAAACATCGCTAAAACATCTATCACCAAGACGCTTGTTCACCTTTCGATGGCAATCAAGCGACAGATCGCCATACTTGGTGTCTTCCATGTAGGCATTCGACTGCCCTGGCTTTGCGCAATCAATTCGCTTGATGTTCAAATCGCTTAGCGTCCGGGTTCTGTGATTCGCGATGTCAGGATCAACTGCTCCCGCCTTAAGAGGAGGCAGGTATGCAATTGCATCGGCGACGGAAACCACCGAAGCGTTCGGATCCGCCTCAGGCACAAGAAGTTCATCCATTAATAGATCTGCGAAGCGTTCCAAGCGCACGAGGTCGCGCCGAACAGCGATCAAGATCGACCGTTTGCGAAATTGGGGGATGCCAAATCGCGATGTACAGACAATTTTGGATCCCGTCACATACCCTGCTTTCTCCAACGTCTTCCTAAAGTTGTCCCAAACCCCACCATACTTTGGGTCCTTAATGCTGGCGACGTTTTCGGAAAGTATAAGTTCGGGTTCGAAACGACGAACAAACGAGGCTGCCTTGCGCAACAGATTGCTGTCTCGCTCCCGCCCTTCCTTCCTTTCTTCGCTTAACTCTTTCCTCGATAGGCGAGTAAACGGTTGGCAGGGAGCGCAAATCGCGAATAGTAAGGGAACGCGCGGCGCCTTCCTTAGGTAGTGTGGAATTAACTCATCGAGCGCGTGCGTTAGCTCACGACGCTGTCCATCCGGGTAGCCTTCCGACTTCGGAAATATGTCGTAATTCAAGAACCGGGGTTGTGCGCAGTCGAGCGTCTCGTTTGCATTATTCTCCACGAAGGTCTTCTCGCAGCGAATATCCTTGTCAACGCCGGCAATTACATAGCCGCCCGCGTCGATGAGCCCGCGGGTCGTCCCCCCAGCGCCGCAAAAGAAGTCGACAGCGATAAAACGGGGAGCGCGCTTGGGCTCGGCGTGCTTCGCCCTGCCGGCTCTATTCATTTCCAGCCACTCTCTTAATGCGCTCGACGTCTGCCACTGTAAAAACGCGCCACTTGTTCCTGTCCCGCTTCACGTCGGCGATCTTTTTGTCCCGAATCCACCGAAGCAGCGTCGGCCTGGAAATACCGATTTCCTTCGCCGCCTCGACGGTGGAGAACGTGCGGCCTCGGCTCACGGGCACCTCCCATTGAATATAGTTGAATATACTTGTAACTCGATAAGGAGCAAGTGCTCAGTGGGGAATTTCTTCATTATCATCAATTGCTTGGACCGATTCCGCAAAACTCAGCCGACAATCCTGTTGCGCTGTAGCAGATACAGCCCTTGAGATTGTCGTACATTTTGTATATGTACGAACGAGGATTGGATAGGGGCATTATATATGCGACATAGCGACCGCGAAAAGTTCGTCCAGCTCGCGCAGTCTCGTGTCACGCGAGCTTTGAAGGACATCCAACTCATTGGAAATTTGTCAAATAAATCGAATTATGACTACACAGACGATGACATTACGAGAATTTTTAAGGCGCTGAACGACGAGCTAGCGCTCTGTCGGAAGCGCTTCGACTCCAAAAAGAGAAGCGGTTTGACAAAATTTACTCTCGAATAGGACAACAAAACTCATGGATCAAAAAGAAATTTGCCTAAAACTTCTCTCGGCGGAGTCTGAGAAAGTCGTCGAGGAGATCATTGGGTCCATTCCCGAGATGAAGGAAGCGAAGAACTGGAAGCCGTTGGACGGTCGAGAGACCAATTTTAATGTCACCGGCAACCAAGCCTCGGACGGCGGCAAGGCCCTGACCGAGCTCATGACCAACATGGTAGACGCCGTCCTGCTGAAGCACGCCTATCAGAAAGGCATCGATCCTAAAGGTCCAAAAGCTCCTCGTACCATGTACGACGCAGTCGATGTCCTAATTAAAAAGATGCGGGGCGGGAAACTCGTCAACTTGGACCCGAAAGATCCATGGTTGATAAATTTCGCCCAGAAAAATTTGGTCATCGGGGTTTCGGGCGCAAAGTCGAAGTCCGAAGGTCTGCCTTGCTATACGTTTGCCGATAACGGCGAGGGGCAGAATCCGGACGACTTTGAACGTACCTTTCTTTCCCTAAGCGCGGGCCACAAGAAAAGCATCGGTTTCGTACAAGGCAAATTCAACATGGGCTCGTCGGGCGTGCTGCGGTATTGCGGCCGCCATTGGTTTAAGTTGATCGTGTCCCGGCGCTATGACGGAAAAGACTGGGGGTGGACGCTAATGCGCCGGCGCCCTGGGGATCGAAATCAAATGCCGATCGCCGAGTTTTTCGTCATGCCCGGCGGAAAGATTTCGCGATTTCAGGCCGCCGAACTCTTCCCTTTCCAAACGGGTTCGCGGAGGCGTTACGATCGCGTTCACCTCGAAACAGGGAGCATCGTGAAACTTTACGACTATCAAGTCGGTTCGCGCTTTCTGAGCTTTAAGGGATCTCGTGACGCGCTCATTGAAAACCTCGTCGAGACCATCTTGCCCTTCCGCATTCTCGACCTCCGACAGAAACCGGACGAAAAGAAGGGCCCCGACAGAGCATTGGGAGTCGACGCACGCCGATTTTTTGGAATGGAATTTTTGCTCCTAAACTCACACATGGAGGCCGGCATTGAGGATGAAGAGGACGCGGCCGGCGAGGATCGTCTTTTCGTGGGAAAATTTACTGATCCAATTCTCGGAGAAGTCTCAATCAGCGCCATTCCTCTAAAGCGTAACATACCAGGCTGGCTTAAACCGCAAAACTCGATCAACCGAGTGTTCCATGCTGTTAACGGCCAGGTCCAATTCAAACAAACTCGAGGATATCTTTCTCAAAGTTGCGGCTTCCCCGCTCTGAAAGATCGAGTCGTCATCATCGTCGATGCCAGCGGGCTTTCATTCTCCGGCCACAATGAGGTCTGGAAGGGCGACCGCGAGCATATCAGCAACACTTTGGATGGCGAGCGCTATCGCGACCTGGTCACGCAAACCATTCGTGAGTCGGAGGCGCTCAAGCAGCTTCAGGCAAAAGTTGCTGCGGAGGAGCTGGAGAACTCATCGAAGGCTGAGAGCAATAGCCTGTTTCAAAAGCTCGTCGACAAGGACCCCAACTTAGCCGGCTTGTTGTCGAGCCGCGACCCTACGATTCGGCTTCCTTCCGCCGGCGGAAGCAATGGCGGCAAAGAAGCCGGAAGCGCTGAGTTCGAGGGCGTGTACAGTCCTACCTACGTCCGGTTTGAGGAACGGTTCGAAAAGAAGGGACTTGAGATTCCGGTAAATCGGAGCAGGCCACTTGCGGCGCGGACGGATGCAGAAAACGGATATCTGCAGCGCACGGATAATCCAGGTCGCATCATTCTAGACGACAAGATTCGACGCAGTTTCACCGTTCGCGAACATCTTAAAGACGGTCGATTGACGATGTATTTCGCGCCGACAGGCGAGAGTATTAACGTGGGCGCTTCCTTCAATTTACAGATCGGATTGCAGGACGACGCCATGCCCGCGGCGGTCGCAAGCGAAGAGGTCACACTTCGAATTGTCGACGCTCAAGCGGATGACAACCCACGGAGACCGGCCAATCCTCCTCAATCGCCAAAGGGGGGCGAAGGCAAGGAGCAGAAAGGTGGCGGGGACGCCGCACCGACTCACGGCTTACCCCGCTGTATTCTGCTGACAAAAGATGGGGGGGAAATAAAAGGATATTCGGTCGAAAAATGGCCCGACGATTTCACCGAGACGGACGGCGGCAACATCGCAGAGTTAGGTGACGAGGTAGTGTACAAAATCAACTACGATAACGCCTATCATCAGAAATATCGACGGGAACAACGGAGCGACGTCGCTCGCGCGGTCGTGACAGAGAAGTACATCCTGGGAATGAGGATACTTCTTCTCGGATACGAACATGCCTTTCGAAGCCTTCAAAAGGGCAAAGGGGAAGAGGCGGTGGGCCTTGCGGAATATATTGATGATTTCAGACGAATGGCGGCAAGAGGTGCCGCTGCGACGGTTCTGGCTCTAGCAGAGAATCTTCCGAAGATCGTCGACGCATCATCAGTACAAGGCCAAGATGTGGAATAGCGCGGCACTTATAAGAAACGTGCGCCTTAAACAGCCCTCGGCCGGGTCCGAAATGCAAAAAGATTTAACAATTCTATGCCGCAGGCGGGGGAGGCGGCCTTTGCAAGTATATCAAACGAACTATTCATGGTATCTTCTAATACAATGAATAGGCCATCGTCGCTTTCAAGAGACTCAAGCCCTTGATCCGTAAAAGTTTGGCGCGATATTTCCGTCAGCCAAAGGGTTCTTGAAGAATCAAGTTTTACTGAAAGGTCATTATCGATGTCTAAGGTCATCACCAAGTTGCATCCCTCGATTCGTGAGCACCATCGTCCACGAGTTTCCGCCGCTACACTGGCGGAATATCTAATTATGACACCCGACCAGCAAGAACGGTTATTGCATGACTCTCGTTTTGCCAGTTCGTTCGTTGTCTCTCCACACGCGGTGGCACTGAACGCGATACGCGCCTATTGCGCAGATCCCCGCCGATCGAAGGCTATTTTAGATGAGGTTAAGGAAGCGTTAAATCAGCGTTCTTTGGATAAAACCATTAGGCCCAAACAAAGAGAAGAATCAAGGCGCTGCATCGAAACGATCCATCTTTTTGAAAGTTCCGAGAACGCTTTTGGCATTCGCGCCGCGTCTATTGAGAGCACGGCCCGCTACGCGCCCATGAACATCAATGGCGTTCTCGTATCGATCCAACCTGACCTACTCATTAAAAGGCTCGTAGCAGACGCCGAACAAACCGGCGTCATATTTTTCCGACCTCAGAAAGCCCCAGACCCCGCCGCCTGCAGGCTTGAAGAAACGAAACGCCAGCGCGGAGAACATCGCCGCGAAATGGCGCGTTACATGCTCGCCATGGCCGATATGATGTTCGCTGACCTTGGCGGCTTGGATCGAGAAACGTCAATTATTGCCGATATTCGCCTCGGCGAACGTATTGGCTTTTCAACCTCTGACCACTCGGCTCGCGTTCGAAGAATCGGTGCCGCCTGTCGTCAAATCAATTCGCTTTGGGATGATATCGAACCGCGCGCATCTGCGCTGGCGAAAGGTTAAGGCGAATTTCAAACTGAGACACTACCCCCTATCCATAAACGGTGCTACTGGATTTCGCGCTTTCGACGAAGGCTTCGAGCGCGGCTATGTTGAGGCCATCCGTCAAGATTATTGATCGTGGTTTCGACATCGTATGCATTATCTCCGTCTGTCGGTGCGTGGGCACATGGCCATAGCCGACGAAGGTCGTCGTCTCGCTTTCATGGCCTAGATTTTGGCTCCATGCTTTCCATTCCTCCGGCGTGCGGCAAAGGCGTTCGCCGAGGCGCGTCAATGTCGTCCGAAACGAATGTGGGTTGGCGTAGGACAAGCTGGCTGCCGTGAAGGCCGTGCGAAAGATGCGCCGAATAGGCTCCCCGCCGCTCCAGGGTTCGCGCGACAGACCTTGCACCTCAAAGCTTCGGTCCGCATCATGACCCATGCGGGTAGACGGGAAAAGCGGATCATCCGGCCCGAAGCCGAGTTCTTCCTTCAGCATGCGCACATAGTCTTCGACGATCGCGACCGCCGATCCGACTGGAAAGAAAGTAGAGGTGAACGTCTTGCGTCCTTTGGTCTGCACGTTGCGAGCGTCGTGAAAAATGGTTCGCGCTTCGAGATTCACATGCTTCAGCCGGAAACTCGCGATGGCGGCGATGCGCGCGCCGGAGACGATGGCGAAGGCGATCGCGGCCCGGTCGCGTTTCTCAACTTGCGTATCAAAACGCATGGCCGCCAGCGTCGCGTTGATTTCGTCCAGCGTCGGCACCGGCCGTTCCCGCCGCGCGCCGGCAATGCGCCGGTCCTGCTCCGATGGCGTGAAATAATTCGCATCATTGGAGTTGAGGGCGGAGCGAAAGCCGGGTTCCCGTGACAACCACAGAAAGAAATGTCGGAGATGCTTGAGTGTGGAGGTGATCGTCGCGGCGCTCAAGCCCTTGCCGCTGCGACCGGTCTCTTCAACGAGCCGGCTCCGGAAGGCGCGGACTTGTTCAATGTGGAATTTGCGAAACGGCTTCTGATTTGTCGATGCTTCGAAGCGCTCAATGGCTTTCAATGCCGCGTCTACGGTGACGGCCTGCTTGCCGTCGGCCGTCTCCAGAAAGAAAGCATAGGCGCGCTTCATTTTCACGTTTTCGGGGCAGTATTTCGACATGGGTTCAAGCCTCCCGGCCGGAGTTATGATTTGAGTAGGGTTCATGCGTCTCGCCTAGGCGTGACTCCGCTCTCCTTATTGAAATCTCCAGATCGCCTGCTGCATCCTTCAGATTGGAGGGGGATGTACACCGATAAATGAGACCGCCACAGTCCGGGCAGAGCCCTGTGAGCATGCCGCGCTTCGGCGTATCCGGCCGGTAGTCCACCATCCCAAGTGCGGGCGCCTTGGGACCCCTACAGTGCAAGCAATAGATTCGTCCCGGGCCGCATCGCTGCTTTCGCGCACTGCTTCGCTTGTTAAAAAAGGCGATAATGTCCAAGCCGCGGAAGATAAGCGGCCAGTGACCGGCCACGGCTTCCAACCCGTGTTTATGCCAATGACGCACGGTCCCCGGCGCTGCGCCGATGGCCGTCGCCGCCTGCTGAACATTATAAGTCCTGAGTCGTCTGATCCGTCGAGCGCTGTGGCGTCGGTTGGCCATCGCTCATTGCCCCAGGCAGGCGATGAGCGCGCGGATGTCTTCGATCCGCCAGACCGTCGTTCGTGGACCAAGTTTGACGGGCTTCGGAAACCGCCCCGTTTTGACGCCAGCCCACCAGGTCGACCGACCCACCGGGATAGGTCCGTGTGGTCCGAGGATGGAAGAGAGACGGAGAAATCCTGTTTGGGGAATATGATTATCTGCGTGCAGCCGTATGCCGACGCCATCGCTCGATCGAGCCATGGACCAACCTTTCTCGCCATAATATTGGACGAGCCAGCCACGCAAACAGTCTTTGACTGCGACTGCGGCGCTGGGTAGGATTGTCCCGCTCCTATCCGAGCGCGGGGTCAAACCCACAGAGTCGCATGTGCCCTGCCAGGGGTTGTGCGACTCTTTTTGTCTCGTCGACCCCCAAACGGGGGGCGCGCGGCGCACCGTTGTGGTACGTCTTCAATCGTTATGCTCAAATCCTGGCCTTTTTGAAAGAGCTACCCCGTTTGTGGCAAATGTTCATGATATGTTCGAAAACGTCGTGCATATGACAATTGATCAGCCGCAAGGAATAGTTCTCAGGCTCCTATTGGAACGACCTCTCGTCGGAACCGATCTGCTCCAATAATCCGTGCGATGGTAGGGCTGGGGACGGCGTCGTTTTCGGCATGCGCCGGAAACGCCCCAATGGCGTCCGCGCTCCGTCGCTTTCAAAGGGGCGACGATGACTCGAGGCAGTTGAGACCGCGCCTAGTGCGCGAATCCGTTGGTATATTAGTTGGTATAAATATTCTACATAAGAAATATTTCGTTTAATATCAATAGCTTAGGCTAACAATTCGAATCCCTCTTGCGCACCAATGATTTCAATGAGTTAGATCGTAAACCTGACCGCGAAAGATAGGCCAGATTTCTGTAGGGTAACGCTCCGGGTAACGATTGATTGCCTTTCCAGACTGTCGCGGCGACCTCCCTAGGTTCCGTCCAAACATTTGAATGGGGATGCCCTTACGCTTTCCGCGTTATCGACGCTCGGGGTATAGTGCGGATCGATGCATGTCTCGCTGCAACCACTGCCGCATAGCCTGCTGAACGGCCCCGTCCATGATATAGCGCGAGCCACTTGCCATGCTAACGGCGCAAAATCGTGCGTTAGCTCTTATGGCCGGTTCTTCACCTTACTTAAGCCCGGCCCAAACGCGGGGACTTGAGCCTGCGCAGGAGCTGGACCGTTTCGCCATCCCCTTGGGGGCCTCCTGTTTTACCCAAGGTCCAACGATCGTGCTCCGGTGGCTGTAATGCTGCCGCCGCCGCTTCTCCAGGGTTCCTGCAGACGGAAGCTACCTTGCTTGGGGTAAAGCCGCTCCTGAAGATTTGCTTCGGCTGCGGGAACTTAGCTCTACTCTAAAAGTTTTTCGGCAGTAACTTAGCGTTTTGGGGGTAACTATGTCCGGGAGTGCGTGGTTAACTGCTGTTGCTCTTGCCGTTCTGATAGCTGCGGCCGCTTTGTGCGTTTTCCTTGGCGGTGGGGCGATCGCCCAGACCGCGAATGATCCGAGCGGAAACTCAAAGAAGCCAGATGTCGAAGACAGCGCCGTTTTACCGGATGCCGGAAGCGCCGGGCCATCAGCTGCACCGACAATGAAGGTGGATTGCCAAAAAGCGCCGAGTTCTTGCATTCATCCACAAGCTGTCACGCCAGAGAACATGATAGAGCAGTCGAAATAACCTCTCTCTCTTCGGAGCCAGGCACATGGGTCTGGCTCCTTTTATCGTCGGCTCAGTTTACCGACTCTTGATCTCTCCACGCCATCAGCGATCCACGTCGCCAGATTGACGAGGCGGCGCGCTACCCAAATG